TTAAGAAGCATATCCTTTACAGTAATCATTGTATCCAAAGTATCCTATAAGTAAAACATCTCTGTTTTTTAAGGAGAAAAAGAAAGGAGATAAACTTGCGTTAATTTGGCACAAAAATTTTGCAGTAATTGAAGCTAAATTATTACTTAATAAACTTTCAATTGCCCTAAACCCTAACCTTACAAACCGAATATCTCCATCATCTTTGATACATTCAAGTTCTAACGCTTTTACTAATTCGCTTTTACTTTTAAAAATAATACTATCAATTAAATTTGATGCAATATAATTTAGTTCTTCTATATCTTTAAGCTCAAATGAATTTAATAACTCTATTACACATCCATAAAATAATTGCTTGTACTTAAGATAATTTTGTTTTACTACCTTCAAATCAATATCATCATTATTGATATTTAATTGAATAATGGGTTGCATTAACATAGTCTTGCAAAAATCTATTTCATTTTCTGTTTTCACAATAATCGCTTTTTTAGTTTACACGTATCAGGATGAATCTATTAGTATGTATTGAAACGTTCGAGCATCAAGTCATAGTATTGCAAACTACTTCTTTATAATCTTATCCAATTCCTCCTTGGTAAATTCAGATTGCGGCTTTTTAAAATAATAGTAGATCTCTCCACCAACGCTAATATTGGGGGTATAAACTACTTGCATTAATTCCCAGCCTTGTTCCGCAAGATAGTTAACGAACTCTATGTCAAGCCTAAAGTGCATTACATTACCCTCTTTATCCTTTAATAGATAGTTTTTGGGCATTGCATATTTACTCTCCGGAGCACTGTCATATACATAGTGGACACAACTGTTTTTAGGCCCCCACAGAGCATAAGAATACACATACTTCTGCCCTTGGGAGAAGCAACTCAACGAGATTGAAAGCAGCAAGAGTAATAGAACTTTTTTCATTGGATCTTATACTAATTATGTTTTTTCTAAAGCTGATATCTTAGAGATGTGATTAATTTATCCCTATCATCCATCTTTTATAATTTAGCCTCCTTGAAACTAATGTTCTTTACTATCAAAGTGCCTAGATCAAACAATGGTTTACCAAAACCAGAGTCTTTATGAATTTCCGGGTAGTCTTCAATAGTTCCTCTACTTGGAAGAACGAACGATCTGCTATTTGCAAAATCATAGCATGACCCATAAATATAGTATAGGCATTCGTCTTTTAATTTTGAGGCGGTTTCTTTATTTACGACAGAGAGTACTAAGAACGTTGCATCATAAGCGTAGGATATTCCAGTTGATGCAAGTTCGAACTTAATAACATATTTGTCCTCATCGCCATACTGTAGCATCATTTCATATTTCAGAGGCAATTCAGATATACACTTTATACTATCTCCAAGGCAATCCTTGATGAATGTTTTTTTAAGTTTATTATTTGCATCATCCTTTGTTATTTGATTATCTAAATAGTTCTTATTTGAGGCTATAAAGCCGTCCAAATAGCTTTTAAGTAGCGATTTCTTTTCCTCTAGCTTAAATTTAGCTTTCGGTTGTTGTTGAATACATCCGCTGAATAATACCATTGTAAATAAGACAAACAATATCTTTTTCATAATCAAATTTCAATTATGCATTTTACATGCTTGAGCATATCTTTTTAATTTTATTTTAATTGCATATTTCATTCAAATTACTTTCTATTTCTTCATCAATACGCTTATCAACCGTTCTTTTTCTTCAAGCTGTTTGTCTTTCTCCTTAATAAGTTGTTTTGCGTGCGCTAATTCTATTTTTGCATCTTCCAATTCATCTTGGCACTTAGCAATGGCTATATTGCCATTATTATCTCTTCCAACTACTACGTTTGATTCCCCATTGAAAGTTTGATTTACGTTTGATGTGCCAAAAAGATGGCCTACAGGTACATTGAAAAAAGAGGCTAAACTTTCTATTGTACTTATTTTAGCGTCTGACCCATTAAGAACGTTATCTAAAGTAGGCCTTGAAATCTCGCATTTTTCCGCTATTACTTGCTTACTCAATCCGCTCATCTCCACTAATTTCTTTAACTTAATTACATCCATTTTGAAGGTTTATTTTCTTTAATTGAAATTTTATTTTCATTTTATGGCAATTAAATTTGCTAATAATGAAACTATGGTTTACATTTGCACTATAAAGTTAACGGAAAACGTACGTAACTACAAAATAAAATGAAGATAAAATAAACAAAATAGAATATTTACTCTAAAAAAATAGAAAAATGAATGACGCAGTAAGAACGATTAAAAAAAATCTGCCAGTCGGTTATGAAAGGATTATTTCCAAAGCAGTAGGCTGCAGTATAGCTACAGTTAATAATGTAATGAATGATCGGGCGGCTTCTAAAAGGTCATCTTTTAAGAATAAAATTATGATCGAGGCTAACAGGCTTGCCAAGGAAAATCTTGAATCATTGCAAGATATTCAGGAGACCGCAAATGCTTTAAACAAATCTAATGGAATTGAAAGCGAATTTGCTCACTAAGCGTGAAAATCAGATCGCAGGTTTAGCAGCATGCGGTCTTGCAAAAAAAGAAATGGCTGATCGTTTAGGCACTGCATACGGAACGATTAATGTCCAACTCGATAATGCATACAAAAAGACAGGAACAAGCAAACTCAATGAACTTGGATCTTGGTGGCTAAATAGAGCTTTTGCTCTAAATATTGATTTCAAACAATTACAGAAATCAATAATCGCTCTCTCTTTTCTGGCTCTCATCTCTCTTCAAATTACGATCGATCAAAACTCTCAGTATGCGAAAAGAGTACGGATAAGGAGATACAGAATCGAGGAAGTCTCTGAATATGAATTCTAAAATCAAAAAATAACAGGCAGCATGGCATAGCGATGTACATGCGTATCAAGTAGTATTAACAATAGCTCAAGTCCCTAATAAAGCTCACGAAAGAAACAGCCTAAAAACAAATTCAAAGATATGGAGAAAAATTATTTAGAAAAGATTATTGCAGAGAGTATCAAGATTGGAACGATCCAAACATTGAAATCTCTTGGACTATTACCGGAAGTGATAACAATATCACAAGCGGAAAAAATGTATGGCAAACGCCTCATTAAAGAATGGCGCGACAAAGCTTGGATTAAATTCTATCCGGCAAAAAATAAGGAAAGAGGACGATATTACGTCAAGCGCTCCGAAGTAGAAACTGCAGCTTCAATGCTCGACATTCATAATAAGGTGCCAGACAATATCATACAACAGCTTATTCAAGCATAGAATCTATGGGCTATATACCTAAATCATCACCGGCACTTGAAGCTCTTCAAAGAAGCATAGAAGAAGCTAACAAGAAAGATGAAATACGAAGATTAGAGGCTCGGCAAAAAGCAATTTTTGAGAACATGAAAAAAGCATGTTTACCCTCTGCCAGAAAAGAACCTTATGTCCCAACTCTGGAAGATGAATGTGTAATGCGAGAGTATGCTCTCGGAATGTACTCAGGAGATTAATTCATTTTAAAATCAAATATTTATGAACGCAATTCAAATCAAAGCTGAAGAATTCAGTAATATTCCGGCAACGAAGATTGTCGAATATGGAAAAGTAGAACAAAAGTTTATTCAAATGTACAATGCCATCTGGGGCTCGCAGTTGGGCGAACAGATTTACCACAAAGAAGTATTCAACTTTCAAAAAATACTCCGAGAAAACCCGTCAGTAGCCGAATGTAGCAAGATGTCGTTGTATGGCTGCTTCCTCGACATTGCAGTCAATGGTTTATCCCTTGATAATACAAGCCATCCGCACTGTTACCTGATTCCTCGCAATATTAAGACAGGGCACAAGGATGGAAATAACCGTGACATATATGAAAAGAGAGCCAACGTATCGGTAACAGGTTACGGAGAGCTCACAATGCGTATGCGATGTGGCCAGATTCGTTATGCCGACAACCCCATAGTCATATACGAAGGTGACATATTTTCTATCGGCCTTGAAAATGGCGTAAAGAAGATCACTTACTCGGCAGCTATACCCCGTAAATCAACAAAGGTCATAGGAGCCTTTATTCGTATTGTCCGCATGGATGGATCAGAAGACTACCAATGGCTGCTAGAGGGCGACATACAACGTCTGGCCAGCTTCTCCGCTAGGAATAACTCCTATTGGAAAGATGGTCACAGAGTAGAAGGAAAAGCAAATGACCTCTATTCCTCTAATTACGGAGGTATTGATCCGGGCTTCCTTGAAAATAAGATGATAAAGCACGCCTTTGATGCCTATCCAAAGGTACGCACGGGACAATACACCTTGATGGAGACAATAGAGGAAGAACCCACAGTGATAGATTACGGTATTGCCGAGGAAGTAAATCAAGAACCGGTCGTAGTTGCACCGTTTGGCCCTACAGAGCCGGAGCCGGAACCTGCAGCAGTTTCCGCAACAGTTACTCAGGCAGATGAAAACGAAGGATGGTAACAATAATTTAAAATCAAATATATTATGTCAGAAACAGCACTTATTAAAGTTGAAGAATTTACTTCTATCATGCAGAATGCGCCTGCTACGCTTCAACGTAATCAACAATCTGTAGAAGGTAGCACTAATGCCGGTCAAGCTTTACTTGATACAATAGAAGCGGCCGGAGGTTTAAATGATGAGTTGGATGCTAGCGTGGCGATCTACATAGAACGCATCAAGAAAACTCAGAAGAATATGGAAGAGCGTCGTAAACCTATTACGCAGTTATTCGATCATGTACGCAAGACTTTCACTACTCTTGAAAATACTATTGATCCTAAGGATGCAACATCTATTCCCGGTAAGCTGATAACGATGCGGAATCAATACGCCAAGCAAAAGTTGGAGGCAGAGAAAAAACGTCAAGCTGAAGCTCTTCGTCGTCAGAATATTGAAAATGAAAAGGTGACATATAAGGCTTCGCTTGAAATGGCTATTAGCAAGCATTTCAATGACTACTTTAATAGTAAATCGGGTGTACTATCCCAAATCTGGGAAAGCCTCAATTATTCCAATTTTGCAGAGAAAGCCAAGATGATTAGGGAATGGTCCCTTATATATCCGGCCGAGCATTACAAGATGTTCAGAGACACAATTTCCACGTACTATATTGATCCGGTTACAAAGGCCAGTATCCAAACTGAGTTATCAACAGGCAAATATGAATCTTTAGCTCAGCAATACAAGTTTGATATGGAGGATTTAAGACAGTCTTTTATTGATCGTTTGCCTTCACGACAAAAAGAGATCATGGAGATTGAAGCGCTTCGCAAAGTCAACGAACAAGAAGCTGCGAAAAAGGAACAGGAGCGTAGAGAACGTGAAGATAGAGAGCGTAAGCAGCGCGAGCTCGAAGCATCACAGGAACAGGCTAAGCAAAAAGCTTCTGCCACTGCCGCCGCACAAGTTAGTCAGATGAACAATCTCTTTGAAGTATCGGCCGCTACTGTCGCACCAACTCCGGTTAAAGCTAAGGTAACGGAAAAGATTCAAATATTACATCCTGCAGGAATTCTTGAAATCTATCAGATGTGGTGGGTGAATGAAGGACAATCACTGCCTATTGACGAGCTTGAAAAGATTCACAAGAAGATGATAACTTTCTGTGAAAAGAAAGCGAATAAGGATGATGAGCACATCAAATCAAGCTATGTACAATACGTCGAGGACGTCAAAGCTAAATAGAAATGGCTAGCAATAATCCTGATACATACTATGACAGAAGTGAGGTTAGTAATTCTGACCTCACTGAATTGAAAAACTACCTATATCCAACTACTCAGTACGGAGACAAGGAAGCGGCATTCAAGTTCGGAACTCTCATAGATGCGATGATTACAGAAGCGGATCGTGTCGACTACTTCAAAAGAACCGTTGATAATGTTCGGTATACTCAGGATGATTTTGATCTGGCCGACGCTATGAAGAAATCACTTCGCATGGAAGCTCGCAAAGATCAGTTCTTGGCAAAAGTTCTTGAATTATCAGACACTCAGAAATTTATGGTCAACAAAAATCAAAAGTTCGAGTACGGCAACTTCACGTATACTCTTGACACACGCTGTAAATGGGATTGGTGGCTACCTACTTTCAATTTCGGCGGCGACCTCAAATCTACGTTTGCCGAAACAGTCTCGCAATTCATGGAAGCTTTTTATCATTTCGATTATGACCGTTCACGCTCATGGTACATGGATATAGCGGGAAGCGACAAGGATTTCATCTACGCCATCTCAAAGAAGAACCTCAAAGTTTTTAAAATCTTCATAAACAGAGGCGACAAAATATATTTGAAAGGTAAAGAGAAGTACGACGAACTCGCATTCAAGTACTGGATGTTGTTTGCTTAATTTTTAAAATAAAAGATATGATTATCACACCGAAAGACAGGATTACAGCAGAGCTTACCGAAATGGACAAGTTCCTGAATATTACAATGAGTGAAAGTGCTGAAGAGGCAGTACAAAGAGGTAATGACCTAGCCGTATATGTTGCCCGTACCGGCAAACTATTGGCAGACGCCAAGTATTGGTTAGACGAAGCAATGAAATCGGAGGTGCTTAATACGCTCCGAGATACGGCAAAAGAAGCTAAGGCAACAGCGACGGCAGTCAATGCTCTTGTCGGTTCACTTTGCAAAGAAGAACGCTATCTGGTCAATTGGTGTGAACGCAATAACCGTACTGCAACGCATCAGCTTTCATGGTGTGTAACGATCATAAGTAAAGCAAAAGAAGAAATGAAAATGGCCGGGTTCGGCAATAATAATACAAGGAGGAATTTTAATGAATAAGAACGAATCAATCAGATGTCTCTTTCTCTTCGTCGTAGCAATTATGATGATTGGAGCAGGAAATAGCGATCCGATGCATAGCGGACTAGCCGCTGCTGGATGCGTCATAATCATTTGTCTTGGCGCTTACTCTGTAGCCAAGGCAAAAGAGGAAAACTTCTAAAGTACTGGGGAAGAAGCTTATTGGTAAAGCGTGTAAGCCGTGTCGAAGCGGTCTTGGTTTGCAAGGGTGTTCCCGGTTCGAATCCGGGCTTCTCCACAATATCAATTTTGATAGAATTTAATCATATAAAGTATGGAAAAAGCAAAGAATGTAATCGAAAAAGCTTCTATAAAAGCGGAACGCTGCGAGGCTACCTACAAAGAGAAATACACAGAAGCGAACTACACGAACGAGGTTAGCAAGAAATGCGATCAGATCATACACTCCGATCTAAAAAAGGCATTCAGCGCACTAGTTCCTTTTCTTGTTACGATCACCGAACAACCGGAAGCTAAATTATTTAGTCTAGCGAATATTGACCTTGAACCGACGGAAGATATCCAAACGGAAATTAGCAAGTACGTCGTGACCGGTTACAGCAATGGAGGAAGCGAAGAATCTGCCGGAGTTACCATCATCGGACAGAAAATACTAAAATCAGGCCAAGTACTCAACCTAATTGCGCCATTTACAAAGTTCTCGAATGATGGTTTGGATGGCTATAAATATGGAAGTGAGCTTGAATTAGCTATCCAGTGTTGCGATTACGAAGTATCGGAATACTTGTTTGGAGAGAAATATGGTATTAAGCAAGAAACGCTTGACTTTGAGAGTGATGCGCCTATAGAAGCTTCTGTTGATGGGGCAGCCGAGAATAAACCAAAGAAAAGCAGAAACAAGAAAGCCCGAGTTATTGAGGAAGTGCATATTTTCGACAAGACTGCATAACAAAGAAAGAGAGTGCCCTGTAGCGGGGCACCCTTTAATAAAGAAGAAGCAATGAATATAATTCTAAAATCAAACGTATTCGAACTGCAATTCAGGTATAGGCCAATGATTGTAGGCAAGATAAAGCAGATAGAAGGACGGAAATATGATTCCGTTCGCAAGATATGGACGGTACCAGTCTCCAAAAGGATTGAGCTCGAGCGGCTAGCGTATCAGATTCGGCAGTTTGAGCCAGTAACTTGGGGTACAGGAGATCAACATGTGGCAGCTCGCCAAGAAGAGGATGTTGCCTATGAACTGCCAGAACTTAAAGCATTGGATCGCCCTCACGGGTTAAAAATAGCCCCCTACCCCTATCAATTGGAAGGTATACAGCGAGGCTTAGAATTGAAACGATTCATGAATACGGATGAACCGGGCTTGGGAAAAACGTTGCAATCAATCGCAACGATCAATCTAGCTAACGCCTTTCCTTGCTTAGTTATTTGCCCTTCATCTTTGAAAATCAATTGGGAAAGAGAATGGCACAAGTTTACCGATAAGAAGGCAATGGTGTTATCTGATAATGTTCGCGATACGTGGCCGTTCTTCTGGCAAACAGGTATGTATCAGGTATTCATAGTCAACTACGAATCGCTAAAGAAGTACTTCGTTCAGCGAATCAAAAAGGCCGAAGGATGGACACTTCGTGATGTAGAGTTCAGGCAGACAATTAATCTATTCAAGTCTGTTATTATTGATGAATCTCACCGCTGCAAATCATCCAGCACACAGCAAGCAAAGTTCTCTAAAGGTATCTGCAAAGGAAAAGAATACATTATAGAACTGACCGGAACGCCTGTCGTAAACAAACCAAAAGATTTAGTGCCACAGCTCTCCATACTCGAGCGTATGGATGACTTCGGAGGATACAAAAGTTTCGTTGACCGGTACTGTGCCGGACCAAATGAAGCAAGCAATCTAAAAGAGCTAAACTTCAAGCTCTGGACAAATTGCATGTTCAGGCGCGAGAAATCGCTTGTGCTTAAAGATCTTCCGGATAAGGTGCGCCAAGTACTGACTTGTGAAATCACCAATAGGAAAGAATATAAGGATGCTGAAAACGATCTTATAAGCTATCTGCAGAAGTATAAAGATGCCGATGATGAAAAGATAGCTCGTGCAATGAAAGGTGAAGTGATGGTACGCATTAATATTCTCCGTCAAGTCGCTGCGAGAGGTAAAGTAAAGGAGGTGATTGAATTCGTGAAAGATTTCAGGGAGAATGGACAGAAGATCATTTTATTCTGCTCTCTCCATGAAGTTGTGGATCAACTAAAGATGCATTTTCCCACAGCCGTTTCGGTAACCGGCCGAGATTCTTCGGACGAAAAGCAAGCAGCTGTAGATGCATTCCAGAATAATCCCAAAGTGGACATTATTATCTGTAGTATCAAAGCTGCAGGAGTTGGTCTTACTCTTACAGCTTCTTCCAATGTGGCGTTTGTGGAATTTCCATGGACGTATGCGGACTGTTGTCAATGCGAGGACAGGGCACACCGCATCGGGCAAAAGAATGCTGTTACCATTTACTACTTTCTTGGGAAGAGTACCATAGACGGGAAGATATACCGCATTATACAAACGAAAAAGAATATTGCCAATGCCGTGACTGGTTCCACTGAAGCGATAGAAGAGAATATTGTAGATATGATTGCAAACATCTTTAATAGTAACGATGATGAAGAAGATAATGACGATTTATAGCCGATCAGTGAGAATGTTAATCAATCATCTCTCTCTTGAAGTTATTGCTTATATGGCATGTGGAGCATTTATCGCAATAGTGTCATACCTGATTTATTACGTAGCAAATCTTTTATTGTACTGCTCATGAAAAACGTGATAAAAGCATTCATAGGGACTATAATTTTCTTTATTACAATCCAATTTTTAAACTATTTACTATCATGAAATACATTATTGTAAAGGTTGAATATTACACAGAATCTGGAATGCAAATGGTTGAACGAAACAAGGATAATCCCATTTATGAGACGGATAATCTAAAGTTATTACGGGCCGATTTACAAAGCAAATTCCCGTGCAAAAACATCTATTTTACATATTACGAACTATAATCATGGGAAACGTATTTAAAAAATTTGAAGGTAAAAGAGTTAGGGTTGTTTTAAACAACTCAATGGGCATCCTCATCGAGAAAAACGGCTGTGTAGAAACTGAAGATGAATGGGCCTATTTATACAAGAAAGGAAAAGAGGGTAACGAATATGAAGTTGCTATCAATACCCGAAAGAATAATGTAGTAAGCATTGAAATCATTTAAGATGAACAGAGAAAAATGTATCACATGTGGCCGAGAAACTGTTTCCGTCATACAAACAGATGATGGTTACATGTGTTATAATTGTTACGCAGAGACAAAGGCGTCACCACGAAAGAAAAGAGTGATCAAGCACGAAGAAGCGGATATGCAGGCAGAGTTCTTCCGGCAAGTGAAGATATTATTTCCCAAACTTCCGGAAAAACTTCTTTTCGCTGTTCCCAATGGTGGCAGCCGGCATAAAATAGAAGCGGCCAATATGAAACGGCAAGGAGTTAAAGCCGGAGTAGCTGATGTTATTCTCTTGCTATCTAAGAAAGGATATGCTTCTTTGTGCTTAGAGTTTAAAACCTCTACTGGGCGACAATCAGATGAGCAGAAAGAATTTCAACGGCAAGCAGAATCTTGCCGGAGTAAGTATGTTGTTGTTAGGTCTGCTATGGAGGGGATAAATACATTGAAGGAGTATCTGCTGTGATTATATAATTTCGGCAGAATATTGTAGATTTCAATATATAATTTTGGTGGAATATTGTATAATAAGAAAGATTCTTTATAGGCATAAGGGGATGAGATGGGACAAAATTCAGAAGTCAGAAAAATGTTCCTCAATCTAACACTATTTCAGACTTGTGATAAGACACAAGCATTTGTAGCCCTACCTCGTGAATCATGATGCTTCCCTCTTGGTGCAGCCGATCCTTGATTGATCGATCAATTATTGAAAAGAAGACGTGACACTGTTCTATTTACACAACTAGCCACTCTTTAATGGTCTCCTAACAGTCTCTGAATGTTTTAGGAGTTTTTGAAAGTATCATTGAAGAATAGGACAAATTCTTGAAGAATACCCGTAGAATTTTGTGTGCTACAATGATTTTGAAATACAGAGATTTAGCGAATACCTATTATTAAATAAATATATCTTCCTTAATTTCAAAGAGTTAAAATGAGCAAATGGAATAGAACTTTTTTTTTCCATAAAAAGTATCCCACCATTATATCGTTTATAAATAGATATTTTATATATTTGCGGAATAATATAGTTGAATTTATGTTTAAAATATACCATTATAAATTAAAACGATTTTATGAACTCAAAAATAAATGAATTATCTCCTGATTTTTTGCAACTAGCTCGTATAGCATTAACTGGCAGACAACAGGATATTCAATTGCTTTTGCATCGTACGTCTAAGAAGTTTAGAAATTCCTACCCAGAGCTTACTGATGCGTTAATAGCTTTACTCCAGGAATCTCCGAGCAAAGCAATTCCTCTTCGCAAGCAATCAGAATCTCCTTTACCTGTCGATCTTGATTCTCGCTTACAACTTTTAAGAATAGAAAAAAGCCAATTAGAACATGAACCAATATTAGCCTCTAAAGTTTTAGAACCTTTAAAACAAGCTTTATCTGAGCGAAAGAATACAGCATCATTATTAAAGCATGGTTTGTTGCCTACAAAATCCATGTTATTTACAGGACCTCCGGGAGTAGGTAAAACAATGGCTGCAAAGTGGGTAGCCGAAAAAATGGAAAAACCTCTTCTTGTTCTAGACTTAGCTGCTGTTATGAGTAGTTTTTTAGGTCGAACAGGTAATAATATAAGGTATGTGCTTGATTATGCAAAAAACACAGAGTGTGTACTTCTTCTTGATGAGTTAGATGCAATAGCAAAAAGACGCGATGATAGCAGTGAAATTGGTGAGTTAAAGCGTCTTGTAACTGTCTTGCTACAAGAAATTGATGACTGGCCAGCATCTGGATTATTAATAGCAGCCACTAATCATCCAAATTTGTTAGATCCTGCTATATGGAGAAGGTTTGAAATTGTTTTAGAATTTCAAAACCCTACAGAACCTCAAATAGAAGAATTTATTTATGCTCTTTTAAAAGAAGAAGTCAAAAGCCCTCAAATATGGTGTAAAATTTTATCCAAATCTTTTTTGGGGAAATCATATAGTGATATTGAAAGGCTCATAATTTTAGCTAGAAAGTCAGCCGCCATTAATGATGTTCCGTTGGAAAATAAAATAAAAGATCTATTAATTGTGAGTGATAACTTGAGTCATGAAGAAAGAATTAAACTTGCTTGTATTTTAGTCAATGAAAAAATCATTTCTCAGCGACAAGCTCAAGAGTTAACAGGTATTGCAAGAAACACTATACGTAAAAAAACCAATAAACTTTAAATAATACTATATGGCTAAAAAAAACTTTTTGTTAGGTAAGGGAGAGCGTCTTACAGAGGATGTTCGTATTAAATCTGGAGGAGCCAATAAGGTTCCACCATATACTTTTTCTGAAGCTAAAGAGAGGCTTCAACCAATGTTGAGTAGAGTAGTCGAAGATATTAAACGCATGCCTGATGATACTTGCCCAAATGATTATGTAGTTGCAACAATGACTCTAAATCCGGAATATTTAGCAAAGTCTTATTACCCTAGTGAACTTTTACGTTCTGTGGGTTTAAATGTAGTAGGGAGTCGTTCTCGATCTGTCATACCTGAAAAGAAAAGCAAAAATAGAGAACCTGTTCAAGCTGCAACGACAGAGTTGTTTATAATAGGGAAGCGTTTATCGTTCAGAAAATGGTCTAATGAATTATCAAATTGGGATGGATCCGCTCCGGGTGCAGAACAAATTGTCGAAATAGAGGAGTTGAATTTTCCTGCGCCTAGCACAAAAATAAAGAATATTAAGGATGGTTCACAGACTATTGTCTATGAAGTTGTACTGCATTTAAATGAGGAAGTAGCGGAAGCGGGTTATTTGAATTTATTCAAATTATATCTTCAAAGAAAAGGAATAACAGCTTCTTTTCAGAAGCGTTTTTATGGAGGAGGATTATGTTTCCTCGAATTAGAAGCATCTGCTGATTTAGCTGAATATATTGCGAGCTTTAGCCTTGTTAGAGTCTTGAGAGCCATGCCCTCCCTTAGATTATTGCGCCCTACTATACGTTCTGGAGAAAGTGCTTTTTTTGTTAATTTACCAGATGTCGCACCAATTGACCCAAGTATAAAAGTCGCAATTTTTGATGGAGGAATTCCCCGCAATCATCCCATATGTAAATGGGCTACACTATATGAGATAGAAGGAATTGAAGCATCAGATCCCGAATTATTAGAACATGGCGTTTCTGTTACTTCTGCATTTCTTTTCGGGCATATAGACCCTAAAAAAACTTTACCTCAACCTTACTCGTATGTTGATCATTATCGCGTTCTAGATAATTCACCTGGACAAAATCCTTTTGAGCTGTATGAGGTTTTAGATCGAATAAGCAACGTATTAGCTACAAATAAATATGATTTTCTCAATCTCAGTTTAGGGCCCTGTTTGCCTGTTGACGATGACGACGTTCATGCATGGACTGCTGTACTGGATGAATATTTATCAAAAGGATTGACATTAGCAACAATTGCTGTAGGAAATGATGGAGAAGCAGATCCAGCTATTAATGCAAATAGAGTACAAGTCCCCTCTGATTGTGTAAATGCTTTAGGTGTAGGTGCATGTGATGTTCCTGATTCTGATTGGCAAAGAGCAAGTTATAGTTCTATAGGACCAGGACGCAGTCCGGGACTAATTAAACCTGACTTAGTAGATTTTGGAGGTTCTTGTGGACGCCCCTTCTTGACTCTTGATTATCAAAATGGTAATCATTTATTGGCAACAGGAGGAACAAGTTTTTCAGCTCCAAGTGTATTGCGTTTAGGGGCAGGAATTAGAGCTCACTTTGGTTCGTCTTTGAATCCTCTAGCAATTAGAGCATTATTAGTACATTGTGCGGAAAATGAAAGCATACCTAATTTTGAAATTGGATGGGGAAGAGTTTCTAGAACCCTTGACGATATTGTAATTTGTGATGATCATATCATGCGTGTTGTATTTCAAGGCCGTATTTCTGCATCTAAGTTTTTACGAGCGCCTATTCCTCTCCCTAATGATACTTTAACAGGAAAAGTTACAATAAAGGCTACATTATGCTATGTAACAAACATTGATCCTCACCATCCTGACAATTATACCAAAAGTGGACTAGAAGTAACTTTTCGCCCACATAGAAATAAGAAAAAAAAGACACAAGCAGGAGAAGCAGAACCACTCCACGCGTCAACTAAACCGTTTTTTGGAGAATCCAAGAAGATTTTTCAGACTGAAGGTGAATTAAGACATGACTCATGGAAATGGGAAAATTGTATTCATGCAGAAAAAACCTTTCTTGGGACCAGTCTTTATAACCCAGTCTTTGACATTCATTATAATGCACGATCTGAAGGACATGATGATTCAAAAGGGCAGGAACTACAGTATGCTTTAGTAATAACCGTTGAAGCTCCTAAAGTAAAAGATCTGTATGATCAAATTGTAAGAAAATACGCAACACTATTAGAACAGCTTCAGCCCATAATTGACATTCCTCTTAAAGTCTAATTTTATTTTAAGAAGGAATAAATTTCAAGCAAGTGTTATGCTTATCATTATTTACAGATTGATTATGTCTTTCAGCAATCTCTTGGAATGGATATTATTGAATTAAGCGAAAAAACAAGGATAAACATGATGAAGACATACCGATTAAAGAGTCTGAGTCATTGAATATTCCTCCATAGACATCTTTTTAAAAGATAATTTTCCTGATTCTCAAAGATGTTTATATTGGTATTTTTTTGTCTCTAAATTACAAACATGTGTCACAAAACAACAATGGCGGTAGTAAGCCGCAACAACCCTCAATATTTCCTACTTCTAAAGAAAGAGGGTATAGCTCTCTTCTTACCCATATAGACACCTTAAAAAAAGAGAGAATATCTTTTCTAGACATTCTCTCTTTTTTTTATTTTTTTGTTATACACTATGGCATATAATATACCAGAAATCATCCCTCTGTATCTCCATAAAGTATTTTATCCATAATCTTATTTTTTTATATTATCATTTATGTAGCGCAAAGATATAACCTTGTCTCGGTAATATCAAACCTTTATAAGAATATTCCACACTTCCTTTACTTTTTTTAACTAGTTTAAAATCGTCTGGGGTACCTCTGCATATAAATGAAACACTTAAATCTATAGGATGGTTCAAAGTTACACTCAAATTCCGCACTATATATTTCGCTCTAAAAGATAAATCATAATCATGTTCGAAACAATATTTTTTTTCTCTTTGCTGAGTAATTTCATATTTATTCTTCCCTTTTAAAGTTATCTTGCATTCTTGAATATAAGTATTATCATCTTTTGTTTTTTCAGATATATCAAGGCTGATCTTTTGGTCATCAACCTTACATATTACATTTGAATAATATTCATCCTTTGACAAACCTTCTATATTTATCCAAGTGCGGAAAGGGATAGAGAAAGCGCTTGTATTCTCCGCAATTAAATCAAAACTTATAGTATCCTTAACAATAACAAAGCGCTTTTCATCATTAACCCATTCTATGTCTGTTATAACTCTATAATTATCGTAGTAACTAACTTCGTCATCAGGTAAATATATTTTTTTTATTAATGGAAATAAGTCTTTGCTCATAACAGGAAACTTAGACTTAAACATTGCTTTAGTTACAGCCTCCCAAATTTTCACGATGTCATTCTGTTTATTAAGAAATCTTTCTGAATATATAATTTCTTGCAAGTCCTTTTTAAAAATACCAAGAAATTGGGCTGCATTTGACAAATAGCCAACGATAACCCCAATTACTAATACGTCTGAAACTTTAATAAGAACTTCTTTAATAAGGCCTTCAGATAATAGACTATAAGCATATATATATCCAATAACGCCCAATATCAATATGATCCAAGCACAACTGCCTCGAAAAAATTTATAGGATAGTAAACTTTCAGTATTTTTCTTTTCCATAAAAAACATTTATTTAAAAGTGTGGCGAAAATACTTATAAAAAATGGATATACAAAAACATCTAATCATTTGTTACCTTTTACATACAAATAAAGCCATCATTCTCAAAAATAGAAAACACCAAAAATCCCGATTTAAGATATGGACCTCTTGATATACTCAATATAATAATAACCCCACTAACTGGCAGGGCTTAAATATATAATTTATCCTATTTAAGGCAAGCAAACCTAAAATATCATATTTTATTAACTATCGAATCTAGTGTAGATTTCAATATCTTATTCTTCAACTCATCAAGCTTAATCAAGCCAATACCGAGCTGTTTCAAGGCCTTCATCTCAACAAGTTCTTTCTCTCCCAATATTAAGAATTCTAAATCATCTTTAGAAAGATCTCCTTTAGCTAACTGTAAAGTCCATTTTTCAAGTTTAGGCTTTATTCCTGAGATTAAACCCTCTGCGTCATCTGCTGCTTGTTTTTTATAATCTTTAAAAGTAGATACAGCAATCTCTTTTGCTTGACTTAATAATTCTGTCAAAAGAGAGTTAAAATCAATTGTTCCCATAACATTATATTTAAGATTAATTCGTTATATCAGATGCTTTTATCTTGTTACTTTCTAGACCTGAGATCTGATCGAAAGCTTCACTTACTTGTTCCTTGGATTCAGAAATAAAGGCAGTATTTAGTTTACCATTCTTCTTCCATCTTTCAATAAATCCGCCAAATAGATGACCTTCTTTATTTAATAATCTATTCCACAGCTTTATCGAAAGTTCATTCTTTGGGCGATTCTTTTCATACTCATAAAGCTTCTGCAGATTAGTTTCTAAATCTTGTACTTTCTGAGCATAAGATGTGTAATCACTTGTGGCAAGAGTCATCGTGTTCAAAGCATCAACTTTAATTGAGGTTGTTTGAGCATAAACATACTGATCAAAATGAGAAATTGATGCACAAGAGCAAAGTGTCGACACCATGAATAAAATCATGATGTTGTAGAAAAAAGAAGATTTAAGTGTTTTCATACTAAATAATTTTAGATTCCTCAAAAGTATAGATTACTAACAACAAAAACAATATCTCACTTCTTTTTATTGCTTTTATTAAAATAATTAATAGCACTTCTATTGTTATATTTTTTTCTTAGAATCATAAATATCCGGCATTGACGTTCGTAGATCTTAATCTGTGCCCTAATTGCAAAACTAATAGCCCCTGATAACTTAGGTACCATTAGTAGTCCGAATATTGATCCTAAAATGAAGATTATTGCTATCATATAACTTTTTTTATCAATTTCCACAACGAACTTAAGCAACCTGTTTTCTTATTCATCCAATACACCAAAACAATAATAGCAATTACCCAAGCTATACCACCCGTCCAAATCAGTGTAGTCTGCCACCAACTCAGCTTCTTTTCCACAGGCACAGTAACAACAGACTGCGAAATACTCCTCTTACCAACATTGACAGTCGTTTGTGGCAAATACACTGTATCAGGCTCAGTCTTAGCAGTAGTCAGTAGATTGCCCAGACTATCTAACGAGAATTGTAATCTCATACGCTTAGAGTGCTCTTCATCAAACCATTTGAGCACAACTTTATCGTTCTTATCACACTCAAGCAATGCCCTGATCTTAGCACTATCTTCGGGCAAAGCATAAGGAACCAGCTTCTCAACCACAATAGAATCGTACTTAGTCTCTGAATTGGTTGATGCTTGCTTGGCTGTTCTGCAGGAACACAGAGCAGCAAGCGTTAGTATGATGCCAAACATCACACTAACGTACTGTCTTTTTATAGAGCTTCTCATACGATCTCAATTGAAATGTTATCATCATGCTTGAGCAGCTCAACAAGCCTTTCTTCGTAATAGGTAGAATTCAGCACCATCCCGACTCTCTTGTTCTCACCAACGAGAATGCAGCCAGCAGTATCTTTGGCCGTGTTACCACGATGAATCAATACACCTTCAAATCCCGGCACATTCTGTAAACGGGGCAACAACCGCTTGAATTTAGGAGACACGTTCACAATTACTTTGTACGAACCTTCAGGGATAGCTGTTTGTCCCGGTTGTTTCAGCTTCTTAATTTCATCTAGGCTCATCCCTTCATCCAATCGGTCGGTATCTTCCAATGTATCACAAAAATACTCACCATCAACAAACAACTTTCCGATAGTATAGCCAGACTTCCGGGCTATTCGTTTTAATAACAGCTTAATCATTTCGTTTCCTCCTTTCCTACTCCTTCTTCAATAGCATCACCGATATCTTTCCGCTTAGACTTCACCAAGGCAATAATAACTTTCCAAAGACTAAAGGAATACTTCACGCCTTTATACTCACAGATGTTTTGAAGAATGCTATCCACTTCAAACAAGCAAGCAACGCCCATGCAAACAGCCGCTACAAGCGTAGGGTTAATTCCCAAAGGTTCACCGATGGCTTTACCGATCAACCCACCAAGAACAAGGTAACAGATATAGTCGATCAGCTTGTTTGCTGTTCTCCGTCCGGCTTTACTGTTACGAATCTTTTCTCCCCTTGCCTGTGCCGCTTTAACTCCGAATCTAAAGTCAACGGCCACCAAGATAACCGCCAACATTATCATCCATCTCAAATCCCAAAACAGGCTTAACATCTCACCTCCAAAGATAACAACCGATGTGCCTTTAATTACATTACTCTCTTCCATTTTAAATACTAATTAATTATGTAGGCAAATTTAGAAGCTAGGGAATTGTTGCCTGTTGTCGTTTTAATACAAAGAGTTGTCATTTTAGCAAAAACAACTGATACAACGCCTTACAACAAATTGCCTTAGTATCTTCATCCACTTTTTGTTTAAAATATAATTTGATAGGCAAACTTACCTATATCGGGGAAGAAGAGAGGAGTTAAGAAGATGGAAAGTGGTTGCAAGACGTGCGATTAAAAGACATGTTATGAGTTATCTGAAAAAAACATCTAAAAAAATGGAATCAAAAAAGGACAACATATCAAAACAATGTATATTTTTGCTGATACAATCTTATAAATAAAATCTCTATGAAAAAACTATTATTACTAATGGTCCTCTGCTTACCATTACTCAGTATGACCACAGGAGTTGAAGAGTCATCTTCCGTCTATATTTGTACTGGGTCCAAAGCTACCGTTTATCATTCAAGCAATAAGTGCAGAGGATTAAATCGCTGTAGCGGAGAAATTAAAGCTATCAGCTTAGCAGATGCTAAAGAGATGGGGAGAAGAGCCTGTAAGATGTGTTATTAACAATATATTTATAAACTTTAAAACCAAATATCATGAGTGATTTTTTGAGAACAAACTTGCCATATGGCATCAAGAAGAACGATGAGAATAAATGGATGATTTTTAATAGGGATTATCTGCCATTAGGAATGACTAGAAAGGAAGAAGATTCTTTCAGAGGAAATGAAAAGAAGTTCTACTTTGCGTACAAAGGAGTTACAGAAAAACTCCTTGACAAATTAGGTGAAGGAGAAAATATAAAACGAGATGAAAACGGTAAAATCACAGAGGTATGGCTATATAATGACGGAACAGTTCCGACAACAATGAATGGAGTTGTAGCGGATAGATGGGAAATATACCAAGGAAAACTAAAACTACTATGTCTAATCCAAGCTATATAGCTTCATTATAGCATCAAAATAGATTTATTACTAATTAATAAAAAAAATATGATTTTATCAGACAAACAGAAAGAGACTATAAACAAAAATCTTTCATCGAAAATGGATTTACATTGCCCTATGTGTAATTCTAAAGAAGAGTTTTTTATAAGCGAAGTACCTACTCAAATAATAAGTTTTTCCTCTACAGGAAAAGAAGTTGATTTTTCCAAGGTATCATACATACATTGCCTTTGCGTTCACTGTATGAATTGCGGGTATATTCTTCAATTTAGATTAGACAAGCTAGGCATCAAACTAGAGTAATTATATCATACTAAAAGGTAGTTCCAAACGAACTACCTTTTAGTATCTAAGTTAAGCTTTACCTATCCTCAAGGCGCTTCAATAAATATCTCGCAAAAACAATCAAGGTATGATATCTAAAAGTTGAGTCTTCCTCATCAGAGAGTCCAGGGTGACTTCCCTGAGGATGAAGTCTTTTCCATAATCCAGAAACGAACGTTTTATCACCCTTACTACCTGGAGAAGGAACTTCGTTTAAATCCGGTGAAAGGAAAACGGGATTTAATAGGTTAGGGGCAGACAATAGAATTACCGCTTCTCCATAATTATTACAGGTCATTTCTGGCAATAATTTTCTCGAAATTTCCATTAAAAGCGACTCCATAAAAGGCCGAAATTGAGAATTTGCACCAGCCCAATTTCCTGTTGAATGATTTTGAATAGCCTGTTCCAAATGTCCTTTAGTTGTGCTAAATTCGTAATGATCTAAAAGCCGAAACAATTCATTTTCAGTATCCATTTCTATAAGTTCACTTGGAAGAAGAGAGGTTAGTACACCATCTCTGATAGTATATCCGTCTCTTTTTATTGAATTAGCCAAACTAGGATATTTTTTACAAAACTTATCATCGATAGACAATTCTACTAACAGTCCTAGGGAGAGAGGATCAGAGTAATCAGGAGTACCACCTTCAGCTACTCTAGTTATAAGGAAGTCAATTGCATCTCTCTGTTTTGATTCATTCTGAAGTATGGCAGAATAAAGAATATTAGATTTAGCGGCTCTACTCAAAGTATTATCTACAGAAATATCAACATAGGTCAATAATGATGATATTTCTGTAGAGTTCCACTCTCTTACTAAAGAACTAATTAATAAAACACTTTTTTTTGATAACATAGGCTTTAAATTTATCCCACAAATATAAAGTAAAAAATCAACAGGGAATTAATTAGAGACAAAAAACTCACATTTTCTCACGCTTCACCCTCATTTGCCAAATCCGCTTTGATCTCTTTAAGCACAGCTTCAAACACAGTAACATGCGGGGTAATATCCGTATCCTGTGGGAAAGAGAACTGTTTGTTCCCTGATTCTTGGAACATGAGGCCTGCATATTCCTCTCTCTCCACTGTCTGCTTACCGGTAGAGGTCGTTACTTCTTCACTTGTCTTCTTATATACATTGCAATGCATTTTGATGAGATTTCCGTTATCGACATTATAATCTACTTTGTACTTGTAATCTCCGCTTTCGGCTGAACCCGCTACGGTTGTTGTTCTTGATTCTTCTGTAAACATGATCTTTATTTTTTAGGATTAATAATTTCATCTAGTACCGGGCATACCGATTCCTGCACGAAAGCAAGAAAGCCCTCACGGATGTATCTGTTAAGGATAGCCGCCTGTCCCGCATCGACTTCTATCTCACCGTCTTTATAGATACTGCGGGCCAGTTCTAACTCTCCCAAATCGGCCGTCTTTTGATAGATCGCATTGCCTAGTTCTTTACTCAAATCAAGGGTACTTTTCTTTCCCTCGATATTCTTTACTTCAATCTTTCTAAAATCAATCTTCTTCATTCTCATTTAATCTATTAACCATTAAAAGTATTGTATGTCCAATAAGTGCCATTATACATGAATATTGCAAAACAGCCCTTATTTAGTTGTACGCTTGTAGACCTTTCACGGTACCAGTCTCCATCATTGATTATATAACTGCCATTTACCCATATTCTGCCGCCTCCATTTTTTCTTATAAAATACATTTGACCTTTTTCAGGAGATGCCGGGAGAGTTAGAGTTATTTCACTATCTGATACGGATATAATAATGCTATCAAACACAGACAATGTCTGAGATGATGAGATTGTACGTATGCGAAGCCTAAAGCCACAGATATCCCCTTTGGGAATGTATAATGCATGATTGCCCGTATATTGAGCATCCGTATCATCATAAGACGAAGCTCCTTCCACACTTAAATAATGCCCTACATTTCCATAACCAAAACCGGTAATACTACGTGTTACTACATTCTGTTGCGGACATAACAACGCTCCGCCCATTGTGCCGGGAAATGTATCAGCACCGATACGAACCACCGAATTGCTACCAATGAAACGAATTAGAGCCGCACTTAACAACATTGAATCTGAACCGGATGTAGCAGTTAAACTACCCATACTTGAACTTACGATAAACGGTCCTACCTTAGCTCCGTCTGTAACAGTCAATCGGCCCGTTGTTATATCCGTGGCGGCTATCTTACTGGCTAAAAGCGACGTAGTTATTATAGCGTCCGCATTAATCAAAGATGTGCGAATCATTCCTCCGTTAATGATAGTATTGCCCGCAATTGCCTGCGCTTCCATTGCCGAGTAGTCCGCATAACCTAGACTTGTTGCCAGATTGTTCCGTGAGGTTGTGACGGCTGCAGTTTGAGCAGTGGTGATGGCCGTGTTCACATCTTCGGGAGCGGGCGACCAATCAGTCGCTTTAGAACCTTTTTCAACTTTATACCAGTTGACAGTGGCTAACCCTAATCTACTGCCTTCGGATGGGAAAAGATAAGAGGATATGCTATAATATCCCGTGATTGGAGCGGTAAAAGTACTAAAATGTGTACTGTCTACTAGTGTGTTAGCGGCCATATTAAATTGCCAACTCCAATCTGGAATATAAAAAAAGACTCTCAGATCTTTTGAATCAGATAATGCCTGTTGATCTATGTGCCCGTTAAAGGAGAAAGTATATGCCTGCCCAGCTATTAGATAAACCGATCTACCAGCGAATCCATACAGGTTAGATGTTTCTTCGACCTTACTACCAAGTACTAGATTTCTACCTCCAATCTCCAAAGCATTAACCGCATTAGCTACAGAGTCGTTTGTGGCTAATGAGCTAAATACGGTTGCGCCCGTTATGTTGACAGACTTGGCACCTAACGACAGCGTATTCCCAGACATTGTAAACCAGCTTTCCACCTGTGTCTTTATTATTCCTCCGGCTTGGGTTTGCGTCGTGATTCTAGCATCTATCGTATTGGGAAGCTGAGTGATAGCCGTTCCATGCGTGTTTACCGTCCCGCTCAATGAATCGAAAGCGGTCTGAGACACTTTACTGCTGATCTGATTACTTAAAACTTCTATTCCTGCATTATAAGTAGATTTTGTTGTAAAGTTTGTATTTGCATAGTCCTTTGCGGTAGCTAAAGCCGCTGTTGCCTTTACTTGTGCATCGGCCGTAACATCTTCGGGAGCGGGGCTCCAGTCGGTTGTTTTGTTGCCTAATTCGACTTTAACGTTGCGAACATGAGGTTTAACTCCTGTTCCATAAATGCCATACCACGACAACATACATCGATCTCCATTAGCGTCATTTTGATGATAACTAAATGATCCTACAGTAGAATAAAATCTTTTCCATTCTGTGGTTACAGAGAAAGTATTATTTATATTTATTCCGTATCCCCCTAAGCTATAAAAGCTAATATTACCCGATACATCAGCGCAAATATCAAAAGAGAAGATAACTTGCTTACTCAAATTAGCAATAGCTATATCTGTGATTTCTATTGAAACATATTCCCTGGAGCCAGATCTTTCTATAGCGCTATTTAGCAATAAATTTCTTCCACCAACCTGCACATCATTAACGGCCGTTGTAATCTGACTTTTAACCGTCAAATTGATAGCATCGGAAGTGATCTTCGCTTCGGCAGATGTTAATCTGGTATTAATGCCCGTAACTGTCGTTGAATCGGCTTTTAATGCAATCTGATTATTCAGTTGGTTGATACTCGTTGAATGGGAACTAACCGTATTACCGATTGTGGTTGTCTGAGATACGAGTGTACTTATACTTGTCTCGGCGATTGTTAGACGGGATACGGTATTGGTGACTTGCGTTTGTACATTGGAAATGTTCGCATCCACATCTTCAGGGGCAGGGCTCCAATCGGTTGCTTTGTTGCCTTTCTCAAGCTTAACCCATGCAACATTAACAATAACACTACCTATACTATATAGATATACACGCAATGATTGATTAACTGTAGATGTATTTTTGAATATCTTAGTTATGGTTTTCCAACTAGTAGATATATTAGGATCACCCCCATATATATTTTCATAAGTATGAGTGCCTACTGGTATTTGAATATGCAGTGGAGTCTCGAGGTTACCAGCTAATGCATTGTTACCTTTCACCATCATGCTTAATGTATATTCAATATTAGGTTCTAATATTGGATTATAAGTCCAATAAAAGCCAGAAGCTCCTTCAACCTTTAAAGTTGATTCTCCTAAGTATGTATTTGTTGTATCAACAGTCAATGCTGCTCCATTACTTATGATATATGGCACTGCATTATTAACTACTGCTTTTGAATTTCTAAATAAGTTTCGTCCACCAATTTGCACCCCATCCACAGCCGTTTGCGCCGCTTTATTGCTTGCCTGCAAAACTATTCCGTCAGCTTTTATATTGATTGAAGCTTCGGCGGACTCTGCACGTCCAGCAGCACTTTCTGCACGAGTGGCTTTAAGTTCAATTGCATCGGCCGTCTGGTTTATGCTTGTCTCCTTCTGAGTTACAGCTTGCAAAGTAGTTGCTGCGTCGAAAGCAGCTTTGGTTGCATCAGTTGCTTTTTGCCCGGCTGTTGTTGCCGAGCCTGCCGCTTCACCCGCTTTAGTACTTGCTGTTCCGGCAGAAGTGGCCGCCTCACCCGCTTTGCTCGTTGCCGTTTGTGCGGCCGTTGTTGCTTGCGTAACCTTGATGCTTATCTGTCCTTCCCGAACCTCAAAGGCTGTTTGAACTGCTGTTATCTGATCGTTTAGTTCATCCTCAATAGACTTGCCATTGCGAAGGATAAATAACCCTTTCAAGAATACATTACCCGCCCAAAGACCGTAACCGTGAGGCTGTGCATTAGAGGGGAAATCGGAATCGGTAATACCGTCCAAGCAACCTAATATCACTCTGGATTTACCTGTAAGATCAGTAGAGTTAATACCATCCAATACGGAGAAGCGGGGTTTACCGTCTTCGGATGCGGTGAGATACAATATACCTTGTCGGGCCGTGTTCGTTTTGTTACCCATCTGAACAAGATCATCGCCAACGGCCGGAACAACTCCATCAGGAAAGTTTGATTTAAGAATAAGGATTGCTTCACCGCTCACGGAATCAATCGGTACCCAGTAGTATTTTGCCCCTGTACTGCTAAACACTTGGCAACGTACCAAGTCATCGGCGGCAAAAGTCATATCGCCTTCAATACCTAACACGTAGTAAGTTGGTGAACCTGTTGTTTCTGTTACAGACTTTATACGTCCGTTTGCCGGAGAGACAACCAAACCGCCATTGACCGCCCTGACTTTTGAAATGATGAGTTCAAAAATGGTCATGGCTTTGCGGATAACAACGTTATCCACTTCAAGATTCCAATCACCCGAAAGTGACTTATAAAGCTTCATCCCTTCGCCCGTTATGCCGGGAACAAAAGATTCGGAGCTTACATAATCCTTCACTATCGTTTGAAACAAGGTCGCTACATTGGATACGTTCAGATCGTATGTCTCTGCCAGCTTTTGAACAAGCAAATTCAGCGTAGTGACTTTATCCGATACAGTTACTGTCTTTGCTTCCAATGCCGCAACTGTGGCCTTAATACGTGCTACGAGATTGCGTACTTCGGCATCACCGTTAGAATCTATCTTGCCTCCTGAAATTCCAGTTACGTATTTTCCTAGTAAAAGGCCATCTTCTGCAGTAATAACCTTTTTGGAAACCAAACCTTTGATGAATGTAATTGCTTCGGCTGCCGTATCAACACTCGTCCTTGACAATGCTCTCTCTGCAATCTCTTTCAATGCACGCAAGGAAGAGAGCACATTGCTATCAGAGGCCTCACGTTCATCAATTGTCTCTAATATTGATACGCTTGAAGCTCCATAGCCGCCATTCACCGTTGTAGTTGAAGATTTTATATTAGCGACTTCCGTTTCAATCTTATCTTTCCATTTCTCATCAAGATAGTTAGACACGACGCAAGTCAGTTTGCCCGTGTACAAATTCCTTTCAATGGAAGTTATACGAATAAGCTTGCTAATATTATGGAGAGGAACATTTATGGTTATTAGATCGCCACAATGCAAAGTTATGTTCTTTTCACGTAGATACCGATAATCGACATTGAGTTCGAACTTAACTCTCTTTCGGCAATAATAAGACAGCCATTCTGTAGCCTTGGAACGTAGTTTAGTGATCGCATTTGTTTTGTAGGTGCCACTAAGTTTGATACCCGTAAAATTGAACAGCTCCCCACCTCTAAGATGTTTGGAAGCACTGGGTATGTTGGGACGAACACCTGTCGTTGCATCAATGGCCGCCAATTCATCTTCCTGATAGATAAGAGTAATCTTCTTTAGGGAATTATTCCATTTGAACTCAAAGGATTTACCCATCAAATCACCTGTGAGAAAGTTTACACGTGCTTCATCAGACACGGCGACATCGGCCAAATCAAAGTCGATAGCCGCACAAATGAACTCGCGATTATTATCTCCACTGATAACCCCGACAGCACCCTCGAATGTCGGATGTATATCATCAAATTCAACAACGGCCTCAACTACTCTGTTGCTATCAGAGAAGTTTTCAATATATCCTTCCGGAAGAATAAGCCGACCGTCATAATCACCTTCTCCGGGAATAACGTTCTCTGTTCCTCCCTTTGCATACACACGGGTAACGAGATCGCCATCATCCACATTCTTTTTATCTACCTCGTACAAGCCTTCACCCTTGCCCTGCGTAAATATAAGCCCAGTCTCTTTCTCTATGTGAGATACAAAGTTGAGGGTTTTATTTTCGGCATAGTATTCAACACCGAATTTGGATGCAAAGGTATTGAGGGCATCGCGACACGTAACCCCTGCAAACGTGATATTCACGTAGTCGGTGTCCGGACAAAGACCTATGCTCCAACCCGTATCAACACCTTTAGGATTATCGGTTGCATCATAATTCACATTCCATATAAGCAGCTCGAGGAAGTCTCTCAACTTACCTGTAAGAGTAAATGTAGTACAACCGGTGATCTTGCTACAAAATAGCTTATCGATCAGCGTATAAATAGGAGCCTCAAAAGAGCTTGTATATGAATGCTTCTTCTCGGACGATTGTTTTTCCTCCGGATCACGGTTTATCTTATACTTGATTCCATCAACGAGTACATAATCTCCTTCTTGCAAAGAAATAGGCTCCTCGGTGACTACCTCAACAGTCACCTTATCCTTGTCCATGATCGTTTGGTAGAACGTCGCTTTCTCTTTTGAAATCCGATATACTACCGTTTCAACACCACTTACAAGCCTATATACATCAATCAATTTCGTCATGAGATAACCCTACATTTTAAGTCGAAGCTAAGCACCTTTTCGGCAACAGCTTTCGTTGTTATTCCATCTTTAAAATATACCGTCTTATCGGCATTACCCGCTATTTTCAAAGTATGTGTTCCCGGACTCACACACAACGCATTGAATTGAGACATTTTTATATATAAGTCGGACAATGAAAAACCTTTCATCTTACACGATATAGAAAGGTCTAATGCGGATCGGTAAGATGTGTTAGTGTAAGGCAACGTAGTGCTTATATCAATGCGTGCGGCAGTGTTATTAATATCTCTCCATGAAGAAAGATATATCCCAAAGTCTTTAATCAGATCGTACGTGTCAAGCCTGTAACTGCCGCTCCCAGATCCTTCAATTGACATTGCCACCGGGGTATAGTCTTGCTGCCAAAATGGAACCTCTACAGTGGCCATATTTACATAGAAGTATTCATCCACTGAAATAGCCCCTTTCTGTATCACATCAAATTCATCAAATTCAGTGTATAGCTTCGTGCAGGCAATACAGGCCGCTTTAAATGTTGCTAGCTTCGTATGTAGGTCAGATAAAGATGCGCCTTTTATCGCGACGTTTAATGTGAGAGTTCGTCCGTCGAGTTCTATATCATCTGCATCAACGAAAGGTTCAATCGATGTGCCCCAATCATATTCCGTTGTATCGGTCCGCTTTGGTAGGCTGAATAATCCGGAAAGGGATATAACCTCCCCGGATACTTTTGATGGTATTGCACCGAATGTGCTCAAATCAACCCCGTCTATCTTGTATGTCATACTGTTACCTCCCTGATGTGTCTTTAGTGTTCTTGCTTATATCTTCCAAATCACCTTTCATCTCTTTTAAACTGTCATTCACATTTGATATACTATCACGTAGCCCGTCCGTATTGTTAGCTGTTCTAAGTGTATTTGCATTGATCTGGCGGGTTTCATCCAGTATAGATGACACGTTATTCATTGTTGTTGCATAATTGGCAAAATGAGAAGGCAGTAACTCTTTTATCGCACGAATGTCGAGAGTGCCCATATTGATAGCTCCAAGTACTTCGCTGGCCGTACCCTCGGTAAGAGCATCCTGTAATTTGCCACTTACTCCATCCTCACTGGAAGAATTATCTATACCGACAGTATCAAGAAGGCCGTTAATTTGTGATTGCGCAGTGTCATAAATGGTAGAGTATTCTTCTCGTAGCTTTTTCACTTCATCATCAGACAAAACGCCATCGCTCATATCTTTGGTGAAGTTATCATACCATCCTTTTAAAGCGTCAGTCATATAAGTAGTCTTCACAATATTGAGGATCGCAGTCTTCATATAGTCCTCAAAGTTATCAGCTATAGTCTGCTCGGTAGTATCAGCGCTTAAAAGGAAATCATCCAAAGCATCCTTCGCATCATCGAAGGATAGACCGGTTAGAGATTCCGACAAGGCATTGGAAACCTCTTCTTCTTTATCTGCTAAATCATCCCATGCGTCAATCAGTTCTTGCCAATCATCTAGGTTACGAATGCCGAAGCCATTGTTCAAATAGTCAAGAAGATCATTACTTGACATGAATTCTTTCAGTTCTTCAATGGAGCTTATACCTAGTTCGGATAATGAAAGGTTGTTATTCTTACCTTTCTTTGCTAAGAAGTCATTTCCTAACAAACTTTCAAACTGCTGTTCATAATACCTCTTCTGAACATCAATGGAGGTTTGTGTCAAAGAAGCCAAGTAACCTTTCTCCGCATTCGTAGCCGCATTGATAAGGTCTATACGCTTTTCAATAAGAGAGTTGATTGTGTCCTGTATCTGAGATATCTTTTCCGTCACACCTTGCAGCTTCTCTGTGTCGGCTTGTTCTTTGCTTTTGCCGGATATTAATTCGGCCACCTTAGTAGCAAGTTGAATGGCGGTACTGATAATAGCAAGAATAACAGATGCCTTTTCTATGGTACTGACAGACTGTGCGGTGGTATTTGAAACGGTCTTGATACCATCCATAGCAGACATTGCGAAACTGCCTATGTTTCCAACCAATGAGATTATTTCACCCGCAGTTCCTCCAATGGCAGAACCTACATCAGTTAAGGAGGTTGAGAGATCGCTTATTTGTTCTGTTACTTTCTTCTCCGCCTTGGTTACCTTGGCATCTTTCTGTATTACTTCATCTTTCGCTTTGTTAAGTTTGGATAATGCTTTCTCCTCCGTCAAATAAGTTTTGTCTATCTTACCCGTCTTTTGGTTATAGCTGGTACTAGCAACTACCTTCTTGCCACCTTTAACGTCATCCATGTTTTTTTGAGCCTCCGCGAGTGCTTTTTCGGCTTCCGCAAGTTCCGACTTACGCTGAGCAAGCATTTCGAACGGATTACGATTCTCGAGCTCGTCCATAATATCAGAAATCGTTTTCGTATACTCGCGGAGCTGTTCAGGATCTAGCGTCTCAGCGGCTACTTGTTTTGCGTTCTCGAATTGAGAAAGCAGGGAATTAAGCGTTTCTGTAGAAGATTGCTTTAAGTTCTCAAAGGCTCTCACATAGTCCGGAGACTCTTTGAGTTGCTTAAAATCAACCGATGCTAAAGATTTACCTTTATCTGTATCGGCTTTCCCTATACTTCTGTCTATTACATCGACCTGCGCCGTGTCTCCTTGTGCCTGTGCTTTTTCTCGCTCTTTCTTTAAGGCTTCTATATCATCATTGTACTTCTTCTCTATAGCGAGACGTTCATCTGTATAGGATTGATATTGGTCCTTTAAGGACTTCAATAAATCTTTTTCAGACTTGATCTTATCTCTATCGGCGTTACTTTTATCGGTAGAAATGATCTCCTGTTGCTCCTTAGGCAATTGAGCGACAGTCTTTATGGTAGGGGTGAATACTTCACCTTTCGCCTCATGATCCGGATGTTTGTTGAGCCACAACTTTTCTTCGTTCTCCTGTGCAATCTTGATAAGTTCTTGGGCCTTTTTATCCGTATCAGTTATTCTCTTTTTATGGTCAAGGTCTATTTGTGCCTGTTGTTTGGTGTAGCCATCTTCCATAGCATTGATTCTGGACTGTTGAGCATCAAGTTCGCCTTGGGCATATATTTCCTTAATCTTTTGGTCATTCTCCTTTATCTGGCTGATACGTTCGGCAGCTTCAACTTTTTCCTTATTTGCCTTTTCGGCCGCTTTCTTTGCTACGTCCGCATCTTTCTTATAACTATCATCACCATTGAATGGGGTGATTTTGGCTTTCTCCAAATCAGCATTTATTGTCTTCTCTAATTTGGCGGCTGAATCTATGACCTTATTACCCCAGATAAGATGGACTTGTGCGCCTATGCGCACTTTATCTGCACGCTTCTTGCGGTTGGCTTCCGCATTCTTTGTGTCAGACTTATCAATGTAAGTTTCTGTTGTATCAGACGCCCCGGCATCGCTAGAGCCTGCTTTAAATGTGCGCGTTTTCTTGTAATCATCTTCAGTTGGTGCGGTGTCCATAATAAGTTGCGCTTGCAATTCGCCACGTGCCATCTTCTCGTATTCATCCATAGCCATTTTAGCATAAATGGCCGCTCGCGCTCGTTTCATCATAGCATTTACAACAGCCTCTGTTCTATGGTCCAATACGTTTTCCGCTTCAGTCACGGTGTTAACTGATATACCCAACTTATGGAATTCGTCTTTATTCTCGGTAATAAACTTCTTTTGCTTTTTTAGATTACCTCCAAGAGAGTCCCAACGGCCTATCAACTTGTATAGGGTAACCATCTGCTCGGCCATCGTTGAGGAGGCACCATTAGTAGCGTCTGAAACTTCTTTTTCTATCTCTTTTTGTTTTTCGGCCATCTGCTCTTGATGGGAGCTATATTTATTCCATGCGACTATTAGCCCGGTAATAACAACAGTGGCACCAAGCGTAAGAGTGGCCATGAGAGCTTTAGCAGCCACATTGGATATGCCAAGAGCAACCGCCAAACGAGTATTGGCGGCAGTTAGCATATTATGTGCCTTGGTCATAAATACAAGTTGGAAGGCGGAGTTCTTGTTAAGCGTCGTAGCAACCTGTTGAAGTCCTATGGTGATTGCCATGACAGATTGAAGTTTAGTCTGTATCTTGGCCAGATCACCATTTTCATCAGAGAATAAGCCCATTACGCCCATTCCGGCAGACAAAGCACCCGTAAGGCCTGTAACTCCTGAAATAACGCCTTGAAAGTTAGCCATTGGGCTAGTGAGTATTTTCATTTGTTTGTTGGTAACATTTAATTGCTTTTGCAGCAACAAAGCTTTTTGCCGTAAATCTTCGTAGGCTTGTGACTCACGTCCTCCGGCCATAGCCATTTTAGACATTTCATCTTTTAGAACTCGAATCTGTGAAGTGAGACGCCCGGCTGTTGTGGATGTTTTCCCCATTTGAGATTCATACAACGCTAGATTATCCTTAGTTTCTATTAGGACTTTCTTCGCTGCATTAAGCTCTTGAAGAGCAAACATCTTTGTTTTACCCGGAGCTGCTTTTTCAAATGTGGCCTGCAAGGATTTTATATCGGACTCTACCTGTTTAATAGATAATCTGGTTTCTGCAATTTTCTCTTTAGCAGTTGTAACGACCTTAATAGAGCCTGTCTTCTTTAGAATGTCTTGCATCTTTTGACCTTCAACTGCAGTTTGTTTCAGTCCTACACCTAGGTCTGTAACAGTGTCCCTTACTTTCTTTACAGCAGGAGCGGAAGTTCCTACATTAGTAAGTGAATTTTTCATTTTGTTGCCTTCTGAAACAACAGAATCTGTCATACCCTTTACTATACTCTTGCCCTCTTCGGCATCTGACTTCAACCCCGAATTATCTATTCCGGAAGCGAAAACCAATGCATTGTTTTGATTCTGTATACCCATAGTTATATCATTTATAGTAAAATATAAATCGGGTGGAGTTTTATTTTTATTATAGAATGCATACCTTTGCAGTATTCCAAGACCAAGGGAAACAATACATATTTACTTTTGAGAGGAGTTGTTACGCTCATGTTGTACATACAATATAGGCTATCAAGTCCCTTTACTGCATAACCTCTCAAAGTTAAGTATGTTATGTTTCCTTGGTCGGAATAGGGAGGAGATAGCCTTTCTTTTATCTATTCATTAATTCATTAGTACAATGGCCAGGGAAGATGAAAATGCAGGCGTTGCTTGTGACAAAACAAAAAGTGATTTTGAGAAAGGCCGGGAGATCGGCCGCATTGAAGGAATGATTGCTTATCAAAAGCATCTCATTGAAAACATGCAGAAAGAGAATGAAGGGCTTACCAGAAAGCTTGAAATTCTTAAATGCAAATAATAATAAACCCTGCGATTCTCACGAAGGGCAGGGCATACTAATCTAAAATCAAATATTACGTAAACAACCTATCAAATTCACTAGTAATATATAATCCAATTTCACTTTTTCTATTCATCGGACTTAATCGCTCCTCCAACATCATAATATTTCTTGTATCTGATCGTTTTGCCGGGATCATCAAAGGATGGCAATTCAACCCATTCATAGTCTCCATTATCATCACTCCCGCTATTCATTGATCGTTCTTTCTCGCGTTGTATGTAGATGTATTCCTGTAACATAGCCTCTATAAGGGCATAGCTGCTTTCCAGCGTCTCATTATATGTCAGCCCTAAAGCTTCATGCGCATTGACTAAGAATCTTGCTTGGCTGAGTCCTGCCAACTCATTAAATTCTTTTGAGCGGCTATTATCTCCGCTTCCGTCCTTAACGGGCTCACGTTCGCTAGCGTCGTGATAGAGTTGCAAAAAGGGAAGTATCCTATCCTGTAGATAATTGCATTAAGCAGGATGCGTATATCCTCCCAAGTGCTGTTATCAATAAGAACGTCCCTGAACCATGCGGGCGGTTCACTCTTCTTGTTGTGAATACCAAGACAAACGATGTCAATAAGAAGCTCTCCATATTTGTCCATTATCTCTGGAAGATTTTCGTTTATCACGCCCTGCTTTTCAATCATCCTCCCCAGATCTTCTTCGTCAATTTGCAAAAGAAGAGGTCTTATCCTGAACCATGTCCGGCAAGTAATAGGATTAATAATGATGCAATCACCGGGATCTTCTCCATCCGGTATTGATTCTCTATTATTGAAATCGAAATCAATCTTAATCGCCTGTTCGGTGATTGTCTCTGATTCTATTTGTGCTAAGTATCTAATCATAATATTCTTTTAATAAAAAGGCCGGATAAAACAACCCGGCCCTTAAACCTAACCTAATTAATACAACGATCTACAACACCTCACGAGTGAATGCCGCCTTTTTTACTCCGTCCGCCGTGATAGCTGCCTGCTTATATACACGGATCAAAAGCAACTCCGGCTGTTCAGCTCCGGGAGCTTGAGACAACTTAGCGGCAATCTTGCCGTTAACGATAGTGTACTGTACTTTCTTCCCGTTGCGAACCTGCGTATCCATCTGAAAAGACTTGTTTATATCAGCCAGTTCAGTAGGCTCAGACCATTTATCCGCCGTTCCGTCAAGTGTTCCTCCCATCATGGCCAAAAGAATATCATTCGATGGCGTTGGAATGGAAAACTCGATGTAATCCGTTGAATCCTTAGTCAAGACAACATAGAACGGATCTATTGATCCCTCTGTCTCAATCTTCACTTCCTTAGGATCTTGGAAATTAAACGCCACTGAACTTTTAGTAGGAAGTGGAAGTGGGGTAAATTCTGTAGCCGGAACACCGTCCCCAACGGTTCCATAAGCAATCCTAGAAACGCCCATTGCGATGGGCCTTGCATTTGTTACTGCCATAATCTTAATTATTTATCTGTTTCAAAATCTAATCTAATATTCATACAATCAAATCCATCTTTAGCCGATTCAATACGCCCTTCCCAAGCGATATGAGCATGGCGGTATTGTCCGTCGGTAGTGGATATGTTTTTGAGAGAAGCACGAATAGCACGTACTGCCGCTTTCATGGCAGTACGGTTTACCATGCCGTTAGGGTTCAGCTTCACGAAGACATTCACATTGACAGGCAATACGGCAATGAAATCTATTTCCTCGTCATCATTACTGTTTATGTTCAGATGATTGATCACAATATGATTATTCACCTCGCCTGTAATGGAATTATCCTTGTAGATAGTCATTCCTGTATTGGCCCCATCGACAGCCTCATACACATAGTCTACTATGTCAAATTCATCAGCCATTATGAAGCTTTTTTAATGGTTTCCTGTATTGCCTTACGCATGTGTGCTTCCGCTTGACTGCAAGCTCCTGTTACAACATCATAACCTTTAGCCTCAACGGCAGCCGCATATTGCATTCCGGCCACTCCAATCAGTATCATTCCCTGAGAATATGTTAATGCAATATTTTCAACCAATTGCCTAGCCGTCGATACTCCTTTAGCCTTTTCAGTGCCCTTATCAGATTCTTTAAAATCCTCTAAGAGCATTTCTCCATCATGAACGATTATATATCCGATTGAAGAACGAAGATTTCCGGTTTGATCTTCGTAAGTGTGCAGCTCACGTGCATACTTGACAAACTTCTCACCGGTAGCCTTAAGGAGAAGGATAATACTTTCTTCCGCTTTCTCTTGGAAGATTCCAAACCATTGGTCGAGATCATCATTGGAAAACATGGGCGTTAAACCGCTACTATTACTCATACGTATATTACTGAATGTGATTGATACTGTTCCCAAGAAATTATGTCAACGTCTACGCCTATATCAGCAACAACCAAATGACTCGCTGTCTTATCGGCCTTTGAATGCGTGTAAAATTCACCATGAACCTCTTTTTCATTGCCTAGAGAGTTATTTTTGATAACTACACGAGCGTTATTTACAGGATCATAGTGTCCTTTGATTTCGATTTCAGTAGGCTGTCCACTATCCACCCATTCACCATTGACCATACCACCGGAACCCGGAATAGTTACTATTGCCGTATGTGCGTTGCGCTTTACCATGATCTTGATGCTTTACCTCTGGGTACTTTAATATTCTTTCCGAGCTTAGCCGCTTTTTCAGGTTCTCCATTCTCGACATAGAGTTCCTTTGCTTTCTGAGTATACCATGAACGAGGATAAGTCATTGATAGCTTATTTTCGCTAAAGTCAGGAAGCCCGCCAATCATCGAATATACATCAGCAGCAGCAAGACGAACAACAGATTTATTGGAAGCGATATAATTGGCCGCCCCATCTAAGGAGCGGTCAACTAATACAGTGTCCAAGAATTCCTCTGCGTCAGCTACGCCTGGAAAGCCAAGTACAGTATCCCGGATTGTTTTCATTACTCTTCTACCTTGTTAGATTCAGGCTCAACATCTTCACCAAGGAATGAAGCGGGCACATTGTCGGTACCTTCTGTATCTTCATTTGTTGCCCATGCTGTACCGTCAGCTTTCATGATATACATTGCATCAGGATCATTCACTACCGGGAAAGCGTTTGCTTCCGCCTTCGTCCATTCTTTGAATGGCTCTTCCGTAGAAAACTTGGATACTAGGACGAAGTCTTTCTTCACCATGATAGACTTTTTCTTGATAGACTCGGAAGCTTCTGCCGCAATCGGTCCGTGTTGGATATCACCTACATTCAGATCTTCCAAGAAACAGACGCGTTTGCGTTCCCATGGGTTGATCGTTTTACGCTTGTGGCTCTTATCTTCAATACGTACCGCAGGAGATACAGTCAAGATTTGTACCGGAATTTCCTGTTCAGACAAATACTCGTTAATAACTTTCTTTGTGATAATGATCTTTGAAGTCTGGTTTACCCAAGCCTTAATCTTGTCAATCGTAGCCTTTTGTTTTTTCAACAATGCGAAATCAGCTGTATGCATCACAACATACTTGATTGTAATACCATCGGCAGAAGCTGCTGTGATCACATCATCAATATCCTGCAAACCATCTGCAGTAGATACGGTCGCCCAATCGGCTGTGGATACTTTCTTGTTTGCAGAAGGCATACCGCATCCAACAAATTCAGCAGTCACGATACCATTGTTATTCTGAGCTGTCAAATGGAAACCGGCTTTTGACATCAGCTGCATACACCACCATTCGAAACGTCCACGAACGGAATTGTAAACGAAATCTTCATCCTTGAAGGCCAGATTCAACACTTCCATTTGCTGAGCATCGCCCTGCGCATCACGTTGCAACTGCATGTATTCGTTGTAGTCGCTTTCATTCATACCACGCTTTACAGAAGTCTTTGGGATATCGCCCGAAAGCTTGCTTACTACTTCACGCGTCTTCTGAGGAGCGGAAGAATCAAAGCTCACGATATCGGCGATGACCGGAGCGCCTTTTTCTCCTACGAGGGTTTCCCATTTAAGAGATGATTTCTGTTTCACCCCGAAGAAGTTCGGGAAATACATTGGCTTTACATGTCTGGTGTTCAGACGAGCCGACATGTTCTTTTGGTTAACTTGTTTAATTAATGATCTTTCCATCTATTGAATATTTACAGATTATACAATACGAATTCCCTGTGCTGTCAGGCGAGCTTTCAAGGCTGTGTCAATCGGGAATGGCATGACAGAACCGTTTACGGTACCTCTTACCAGCAATCCCGATGATTGATTGGCAATGGTTAAGTTGACCTTGTTCATCGTGATTGGCAGCTCGGAAGAAGTACTTCCATGCAGAGGAACAGCAGCACCGGCAGCCGCTTTTTCTTTTGCCTGCACAAGCACTGCACCAATAGCGGCAGCACCGATAGTTCCCGCTAGTGTAATAGTATCAAAAGCATTGTCTGTTTTATCAATTGCTGAGATAACATTAGCCGCTTTCGTGTAATCGCCACCAATGGTAACTGCGTCGCCTACGGCAAACAAATGGTTCTTTTTTACTTGATAAGCGACAGCATCTGCAGCAGCCACGGCCTGTACACTCGCAGTTTTAAGCACATGATAAACACCTGTAGTCTCATCTCTTACAACGATGACCAGCGGGGGCAGTTCGTCCAACGGTCTACCACTAAAGATAGCAGTCACAAGATCAGCTCTGGCAATTGTTCCGCCGCCGATCACATCCTCGATGATTTTCTCAATTCCGGGATGGTACTGGAATTCTCTTTCTCTTTTTAAATACATAGAATAAAATATTTAGGAGTTAATTATTTAAGTCCCAAGTCTACCGTTCCCGGATTATTGGGTGTTACATCACTATCCATCAGTTTTGCCCAGTCGGCTTCTGATCTGTCCTTAGGTTGGAAGCTGCCAACATGATATTCACCATTGGCTACCTTTTCATCAATGGCCGTTTGCTGGATCTTAATATATTCATCGCCTAGTGCTTTCACTTGATCTTCGAGAGAGATCTCAGAATCAAGATTTACACGATCCAACCATGATTCAGGAAGTTTTGCGTCAGAGACAAGAGACTTAGCTTTTGTTGCTTTCTCTGTCGTTGCAATAGTCTTTTGATTGCCCTCAATAAGCTTCTTCATATCATCGAGCTGCTTATTCTGATTCTCGATCAATTGTCTGATTGCCGGGTCCAACCCTTTAAACTTATCTTCAGGAGCGTCCCCTTCTTCGATAGGTTTGCCATCTTTGAGATTGTGAGCCTTTTCATACTCAGCAATAGCAGCTTCCCTTGCGGCTTTTTCAGCATCGGCCTTTGTCTTTTCAGCAGTCTCAATATCAGAAAGCAGATTATCTTTGAACATGGAGACATACGTTCCGATACCATCTTCCTTTTCGATTTTAAAGATCTTCTGAATTTTCTCAGCATACTTTTCGTTTATGCCTTTAGCTCGGCATTCAGCTTGTATTAATTCCAGGATTGTCATAACAATGTTTTTTGATTGATACTTTTTCCTTTAAAATATAAAGACAGGGAAACTTTTTCGCACAAAAAAAAGCGGCCTTAAAAGGTCGCTTTCCTAAATTATGAGTGTATTACAATAAATTATCTATTTTCTTCTATAGAGGAACTTTTTAACCAATTGGGGGATAATGCATCTTTAAGAAAGACCAAAAATAGTATGATAAGTACAATTAATGCACATATCCAATGAGAACAATAGTCAGAACTTATAATAATCAAAACGGAATGTACGATGGTCAATATAATCCATATAATAAAAGAAATCTGTCCTATTGCAATATTAATTTTTGATGGAGAGTAGCGCCCACCTTTGCCAGAGATTAAGGAATTATTAATTTCAGGCCTTTTCTCTTTCTCTTCATCTATATAGCCAAAAGAATACATTTTTTCAGGCAATTTATCTCGGAAACCTTTATCTTCCTCCATTATCTCAATAGCCCTTTCATACCTTTCATACCAAGCCTTAGATCCCTTAGACATCATAATCCATAAAACCGAAAAGATCATGCCTAAAATAGAGAGGCCTACGCCACAAAGATTTAAAAATTCATATTTGTCGGGACAGGTATTTCTAATATCTAAACAGTTCGCTATTTCTCTCAATAAGGCTCCATATCCAGTATAAATCAATAGAAGAAATGCAGCAAGAAAAACAGATCTTTGCCATAAATTAGTTAGTTCAAAATCTCTGCAATGCCAATAATTTTTATAGATGTCTTTGGGGGTTAATTTATCTTTCTTTCTCATCGTAATTAATTTTTATACAAAAGTAAGAAAAAAAATGAGATATATTAAAAATAGGTTATTTTGATAGTAATGAAGAAAGGATAGTAAGCACATTCAACAAAAAAAAGCAGCCTGTTACAGCTGCTCTGATTTACTTTGTAAGGTCTGTTATCCATTGCCTTGCCTCATACAGTAATTGTTCCCAAGTAATGTCATCTTCCGGCTCATATCCCGAACAGAAAGCGGCTTCTAATAAGTCTTCATTTTGCATAACTTTTTTCATTTTTGGTTATGCAATATTGCGGAGATAAGGTTACTTATCCAAGACTTAACGGGCTTATATTAAAGCTTTTGAAGCATCACCTCCGAAGTTATCTTGTAACCAATAAGGCTGTGAAGCATTGATAGAATCAAAGTTATCTTCTATGTAATTCTTTGCGCTCTGAGGTATATCACGAATGATTTTATTCTCTGGCAACTGCCTGGTCAATAGATAATCGGCAAATTCCTCCGGATTCATAAGTACAGGAGTGGCGAAGCAAATACAGAAAGGATGCCAACCCGTAAACAAGAAACTCTTTGGATATTGCCCGGCTAATGGATCACATATCTTGCACGGCTCTTTAGCAGATGGAGAACGTTGTATATCTATGCCCAAGATAAAGCCAAGATTAATCCATCGTTCATGATCCGTACGCCTATAAGCGATATTCGTCTCGGTAGCGGCCAGACGCATAGCATTCTGTTTTGATGATCTGTATTGTCCCCGTCCCGGATGGTAGTCTTTCATCGGTCGGGATGGCACCAGCTCACCTTTCTCATTTCTGATACGATGAAACCTTTTATCCGGTTCGTTCAGCAACTGTCGTACGTCCTGACTTATAAGCGATGCGCTGCGACCTGCACCCAATCCACTTTTTAGATAGAATTCAAGCTGTGTCTTCGTTTGATCGGCGACGTTCCAAACTCTATCGCTGAGATTCATCCCATTGTCAACACGCTGTTGCAAGCTTACGAGAGCATCCATGTTGCGGGCAAACATTCCCTGTTTCAGCATCTGGTTCAATGCCATGCCTTGAATATACAAATCGATGAGATCATCATTCTTCTGATTTGATCTATTAAAGGCATCATTCTGATCTGATCTAACGATAGTCGTTAGATCGGATTGCAGCTTTATAAGTTCCCGGTCGATAGCTTGCTCAACAGCACTATTACGAACCCATACGCTTTTGTTTCCCGTATCGCTCCAATGTTTAAGGTCCGGTGATACTGACATGCAGAAGCGATTAAAGATCTTAGAAACATCACTCTGTTGCTTCAAAAGCTTCTGCACATGTTGCCTGTCATAGAATGATAATGGTTGAGCCATTAGTAATTACCTCCCATTGTAAGTCCAACCATATTGCTTCTATCGGCTTCTTTCTTTTCGTCCTCTTCCATACGTTTAAGTTCTCCCTCAACATCACCCGGAGGTGTAAGAGGAGACTTAGAAACAACCGTCTGTTGTGAGTTGAACGCTTTGCCACCATTCGCAATACTCAATACATTTGCATCTTCCGCCGGATCTTTGGGAAGGATAGATTCAAAGGACACAGTAATCCAATTATCAATAAGCTGCTGGCGGTACTTGATGTTGGTGATATTAGCTATGCCCGCTGATATGACAGATACACACCGTTGAATTGCCGGGCCAAATATCTCCATATTCTCGCTGGCCATGATCTCTGCATCTATCATCATGAACCGTCTTGCAACGCCTGATATATTCCCGATGCCTTTTAAGTTATCGAATGAGAGATCAGGTTGTGATGTACCGCTGAATTGCTCGTTGCGTGCCTCGCTAAGCTCTTCCTTTACAGATTCAATAGATTGTTGCCACGCCAGATAATCAGCATCACCATGGTATTCTTTACCGGTATCCGGATCAATCTTTACCGGGAATGAAAGCTCTTTTCCAACGGTGTTTTTTCCCGGTAGTTCTGTTTCGCCAAAGGTTTTCAGAATAGGTTCTGAAAAGTAGTCATTCGTATCTGCCATACGAGATAGCCTCATCTCACGAGCATCCATCATGGGGGCAACTTCATCCCACACCGGAGAGTTTATTTCTGCGTAAACTACAGGGATAAGGCCAAAAGGATTTACGACTTCTTGCACATCCCAACCACCCCATGTCTGAATGCCGGTTATGATCTTCTCTCTTGTCCATATGACAGCCCGTTCACGGACCATATTATCATCAGACAATACTTGGTAACGATGTATGAACCCGTCCATATCATCGTCATCATTGAAATGCGGGTAAAATTCATATAGCACGTTATCCTTATCGGGGAGACAAAGTATCTTGCATTTAAGTGTTGTGCTTTGGGCACCACTCCAATGTACGGAGATTGCAGGGTAAAAGATAATGGCGGCTTTAGTCTCCGACATCACCTTACGGGCAAAGCGTTTCAGGACTGATTGCATTTTGAGTTTCTTAGTCCAGACGTTTTTAAACTCATTGAAACCATCATCCTGATTATCACCTGTGATGTTCATTTTACCACCCATCATAAAGGCGGCTGCCGTACGAACTGTTTTCTTTGGGAAGTTAGTCACAATACGGGCAACATCTACGATCTTATCATCAAGGCGAATTGGATCACCTTTCGCATCTACAATTGTATCGGAATAAACTTCCAATCTTTTAGGCTCACGCCAACCAACAGATGATTTACGACGCCTACGATCACCGTTATACTCTTCTTTGTACTCTACTGGTGTGCGGTTCTCAATCGTATCTACAGACAGCTCACTAACGGCATGCCCGAAGTTGTCTTTGTTTTTTAAGAGAATAGAATAAATATCCGGCATATTCTTTTCTCTTAAAATATAAGATTCGTAATTTATTTATGGTGAAATTGTCTCAAGATGGGACAATTTCCCAACTCCAGAACAACTGTTCATTAATGTTCAAATGCTTTAAATAGGGCATTGCTTCAAATTTTAAACTACAGCCAAAGGATAAAGAGTCAAAATGCAACGGTCTATTATAAGAAATGCTTATTGTGTGACTCTATTTACACTAAAAACTTGTCCTATTTTATAAGGAATACTTTTCGCATTTTCGCAGGGCGAGGCAGGGCTTTGTCGATTTCAATTTTTCTAATTTTTAATTCATAGAATTATGTCAAAGAAAAAAAGAAATCGAGCCGCTAAAAAGAAAAGCAAAAACTGTAAGAATGCCAAAGTTGCAATTGGGGGTATATTGAGAAGTATAGTAGGAGTGTTAAGACTAATAATAGGTGGACTAATAATGGAAGCTTTCCTGCGAACTGAAACAGCAGAATCGGTTATAAAGTTTGTTCTATCTATATTGAAGGACTCTTTAGGTTTATAGCAGATACCTCGAAGCATATTCTCCGAGGCATGATTGCGTTTCCTTGGGGACACTATTGTATTTGCAACTACAAAATAAAGGCGAGCCAGTTCGCGACCTGAACGCTTTTACTTTCATGTCCCTTTCCATCAAAATTTTGCGGATAGTGAAGGATTCGAACCTCCGAAACCTTTTAGTTTACCTGTTTAGCAAACTGGCTCATTAAACCGCTCTGACAACTATCCATTTGCTCTAATATATAAACTAAAAACAAAAAAGCCGAACATTTCTGCTCGGCTTGAAGAGTGTATTATAATTATATTATTCATCATCTAAATAGCTCCATCTTTTTGCTGATACAGCACATAAATATAACGCATCACTAGTCAAGTTGTTTCTAAAAATTGTTCTCGCTTTTGATAATTTTGTATTCCACGAATCAGTATTCCAACGCTCTTGATACTTCTGGTCAATTTTATTTTTCATTTCCTCGACAGTTATATTTTCATTGTTTTTTAAAATTGGATAAAACAGCAAGAAAGTGTTCTTTCCTACTGAATCTAACAAGCGTTCAATTTTTTCCATAATGCTTTTATTTATTTTGTTGATAACAAATATATAACTTTTATCTCACTCCCGTCCCTCTAGCAACTTTTCTTTTCTGCTCACCCTTAATATTTCCTGCAAGTGATTCAAAGAACTCTGCGAGGATTGTTACGCTATCAGGTGCATCATCATGACTATTGTCGCCCTCTTTTTTGTAAGATGCGAGGTATTTCATGAACCACCAATAGTCGGAACCCTTGGCATATTCCGATTCATCAAGGAAATGAATATGCGCTTTTACCCAGCCCGACTTCATCAATATACGAGTTTCCTTGTTCTTGGTTGTTGGTCGAGCTTGAATGATGCACTTACCATCCTTTGCCTGTACTTCTTTACGGACACCGATGGAGAAGATACGCCCACCGTTATTTGATTCAATACGCATCTGGTCACATGCAGTATCTAAGATCATCTGCGCTAAGCGTGGCATAGTAATTTCAACAGCGTCTTTCGTGAATACAACGTCAGTGATATAAAGTTCCGTACCAAAAACGTCAACAAACGGTGAGCTGAAATAGTCATCCCCTTCATCGGCAACATCTGTTGCTCCAATTCTACCATCTGGTTGCCGCCCTTTAACATCGGCCAACTTAAAGCGTTTAAGAGCTGATTTCGGAAATAGCAAACCTTTAGCTTCATACGGTTCCTGCATATATTCAGCCATCCAAATACTATCTTCCGTCTCTGAACGAAGATCGTGATAATATTCAGTTGTGTGCACATCTTCACAGAAAGACTTATCATTCTCATCCAAAGCTGCAATACGAATAATCTCATCGTAATACTTTCCATTCCTAGATTCTTCCAAACGGCCTAACACATCCGTCGCGGACCAACGGGTACCGATGTCGATAGAACAACAGTTTCCTTCAATACGTGAATCATGGGTACCCTGTTTCCAACTCCAAGTCTTCTCGTTGTTGTTGTCAGAGAGAGCGTCTTCTAATGATTTATACAAGTCATCGGTTACAGCCAACATGGATGCACCAAAACCGATAACAGTTCCACCAACACCCGCACCGAAATACGAAACTTGGCGAGCACCTTCGATACTCCAGCCGTGGACGTTCTGTTTATCATTCTTTAGTTTGATTTCAGGAAAAATCTCTTTGAATTTTCTCGAACGAACGATATCACGTGTATCATAAGACAGTTTATTGTACAGCGGATCAGCACAAGTATTACGCATAACCGACTCTTCCGGGAAGTGTCCAAACATCCAACTAATGAAAAGTGACGTTATGTAAGATTTTCCAGCTCGAGGTGGCATGCTTACAGCAAGTCGATAAATCACATTGTTAGAATAAGCAAGAAAAACCCGCATAAACGCATCAGCCACCAGTCTTAAAAATGGACGCTTAGTAAAGAACTTCGGATCCATATATAAGCAATAAGCCCAGAAATTATTCCGGGCCTCTCGCTTGCGCAGAATGATTGCAGCTTCTGCTTTACGAATTAATATCTCCCTATCAGTCGGCGTCTCCATCCACAATCTTTTGAAGTTCTTCATCAGAGAGACTCTCTAAACTACTCTTAATACCTACTTCACCAGATACTTTATTCTCCTGTCTATTCTTCCAGTTATCAGGGTCACGATTGGTAAGAGCAAAGATTACGGCTGCCGGAACCGGCTGGTAGTGTTTATCAGTAACAACATGTTCCTTTACTCTGACAATGGGTTTCCCATTATCATCTTTCTTTCCGGTATCAGCTGTCACAGTCCGCTTTTCCTGGACTGTATAACCTCGGATCATCTTCACAAGGGATTTCTTAGCCTCAGCAATTATTAAGTCATTAAATTCATCTTCAGCCTTTTTTATAGCGTCCGAAAAGTCCGATTTTGTTTTAAGCCAACTGTAATATGTGTCTTTTACTATTCCTACCTTCTCGCATATTTCGGCAATAGTATAACTGTCGGTACGGATGAGCGAACAGATATCCTCAACTATTTTTTTATTATACTTTGCCATGAATATTTTATTTTAAAATATAAATAATAATAATAATTTTATTAGATTTGAGAGATCTATTAATTAAAATTTTTATATTATGGAAAATGAGTTTAAAACAGGAGACATTGTAATTTTAAAATCGGGTGGCCCAAAAATGACAGTCGAAAGCATAGACATGCGTTATGGAGAAAAAGATGCAAAAGTTCTATGCACATGGTTTGTTATAAATGAAAAAAAATCAGACCGATTTATGGCTGGGGCTTTGAAATTGTATGAATAACAAAATCCAGTAAGGGTGTGTCGACTTTTGGCACACCCTTACTGGATTAACTCTCTAGCTTAATCATTGATTCCGCAATATCAACACAATTCTCTAATTCATTGACTACAGCCTTTAGTTCAATGTATTTGTGCTTATCAACCCCGGTAACCTCGGTCCCGCTGTTCATCATTCCTTCCAAATTGGCCAGCTGCTCTTTCTTGCGAATCAGTCTTTTTTCGAGTACTTATCTGCAAATCATGAATGCTGTTGTTTGCATGTCGGAACATTATTTGTTACCGACAAAGTTAATAATTAAATCCAAGGAACCCCTATCTTCTTGTACTTCGAAGAAAAACATCCAAGCATCGCGATTGCCCTTCATATTCTTTCAGGGTTCCATCTCACACAAGTTTGCGCTAAATATCTTCTCCTATCAAATCTTCTTCACGTAAATCAAGTTCCGGGTATAATGAAGGAATCTGTTTCATATCTCCTTTGAAGAATACAAGAACATTCTGGTGCGTCTTTCCTATCTTTCGGGAATGGTTGAACTGATTGCCTGCACGCATGGCTAAAGATCCTATCTGAGTAGCTAGTATCATTTCATCGTAATAATGTAACCCCGCTTCTATGAAAGCGCTTACGGTGTCACCGACGAAATTGTAATATGCTCCATTCTTTGCTCGTACTTCACCAACTACAAATACGGCGAAACGATTATCACGAAGCATAGCACAGCTTTTTTGAATTATTGTCCGATACGCAATCAAGAAGTCTCCATAGTTCATATTCGACAAATCTTTCGGATCATCCGAATAAACCTCGAGGTCAGCATAAGGCGGGCAACTAAAGATCAAATCAGTTTTTAACCCTTCAAAGTGTTTATCCACATCGCAACTGTCACCACATCTCCATACTGGATCTATCGGAGAATTGCCTAATTTATGTTGCAAAACTTCCTCGGCATTTTTATAGTTCGCTTCAACCTGCTCTGCACGAAGATCAACGCCTCTATAGCAATATCCCAATTTAGAGGCAACGATACCACGCACGGAACCACCGGCAAAAGGATCAAGAATAATACCTTCAGGAATATTAAACCAACGGTAGGCAAGCTCGCAAAGAACAGGATCAAAGATAGACGTGCCATCCAGCATGGAGATATTATGCTTTTGGCAATACGCTGTTATTTCATCCCAAGATGGATCATAACCAAGCTTTTCACGCATTCTGTTGCGTACTTCATAAATAGCAGGATTCTGGGCAGAATGTGAATAGGTAATCTCTTTATCGCGTCCTTCTTCACTTTTGATTCCTAAAGATAACCAATCTCGTTTACGGTCTTGCCATCTTCCTAATTTAGTATCCAAGATGGAAAACGGAGGGATGATAAATCTATCAGCAAGATTATTCGGTTTTGATGTAGAAGCGGGTAATTCATCTCCAAAGTCAATATCATCTAAAGAGAACTCCCAATCTTTTAATATGTCTTCAGAGAAATTCTCTATAACCAAATCCATATCGAATTGGGAAGTATCAGAAGCATGATTATCGGCTAGTGCAAGGAGTTTACGCCGATTATCGTCAAGGGAGAGGTCTGTACGTTTTACAACAACCAGCTCTTTTCCGTTAGTTTCAATAACACGTACCGGTATACCTAATGACTTTGCTTCTTCGTAGACGCCGTTGCCGGCTATCAGGTAATTTTCTTTATCTATCAGTACAGAACGACCGGCACCACAATCTTCTAGACTCTTACGAATAATATTTTTGTTCCGGTCGTTATGAATGCGAAAGTTCTTTGGATCTAGCTTTATATCTTCCATGCCTTTTTATCTTAAAATATAAAAGGCAAGAAAGAGTTCTATACAGCAAAGAGAGATTCATCAGCTGTCTTCAAAATGAATTTAAACGACTATTTAATACTATCTTTAAAATTGCATGTATTAGTACTGTCTCTATCTTCATATCTAATTTTTTGAATCATCTTCTCAACTGAATCATTTGTAGATTTTTCAGAAGTTTGTCCTAAAACAAAGAAGATTGCAAGAATAAAAGAGAAGAGCAAAGAAGAGACTACACTTAATATTATTGTCTTTGTATTTGAAGGAAGAGCAGCCTTAATATTAGCTTGATAGTCCTTAAGCATTTCTTGTTCATACTGTTCTAATTCTTCTCCTGCTGCATTCATTACTATATCAGAAAGAACTGCTTCAGCATCATTTCGATATTTCTTCAATTGGCTTTCGGTCGTGGACGCTACAAAAAAAGAGTTGCATTCATCATCGTTTGGATCACGATGCTCACGCTCTTTTATACTAGTTATAAACTCAATCTTATGTCTTTTATAAATTCCATATGCAATCAATCCAACTAGATCATCTTCTGAATAGACTAATTTCTCATATATGAAATTATATTTCCGTTCCATCTAAAACTAAGTTGTTATTTTTTTAACGATCTTTTAAGAGCATCTGATGCAGCAGACATTATACGTTCTTTGGAAACTACAATATTCTTAGAGCCAAATGATGTTTGATATTTCATAGATACATTTTTACTATCCATATTTACATTCCTGGACTCACCTCTTATGGTTCTACCATTTGCATTATTAATGCTTTCGCGTGATATTACTTTTGCCATAATCTTTTTATATCTAATAAGGGTTGCAAATATAACATATAAATTATATATAGTGTTCTTATTTGCATCTCTTTTACATCAAATAAGTGTATCATTAACTTTTTTATCAAAAATACTATATTCATATTAACAATCAAGTCATCAACAAATACTACTAATTGCACTATCTGCTGCACCATATACACCATTATCAAAAGATAAACTCCCCTGATAACTTTCTTTTGATCAAGGATTGCACTTTATTGTATATCTCATACAATTGTTTTTGAGTTTCCTCACCATCCCAGTCGGAAAAGTTACTATCCTGAAAGAAATGGAATTCAAACACTCGCTTTGCAAGAGGGGATAGATCAAGGCTTTCAAATACATCTCGAAGCTGATGCATCCTTTCCAAAACTATTCCCGAAGTATCAGTATCATCTTCCTGAGCATCCTCAATCTCAATCGCTGTATAGTCCACGTTATCATCCGAAGGAATACGCTTGTACTTGCTCTGATATGGAGACGTGGGCGAAGTAGCATTAAGCTTAATCATTCTCAGCACAAAGAAATCAAGCTCTGTATAACCGTTCTTCTTCGTTGAGAGCAATCGTTCAAGCAGCTTGTCACTCTTCTGCAGGAGCGAGTACAAAACCTCATTCAGCACATCGTTAGCCTCATCCGGAATACCTACGATTCCGCAATGGTACGATGCGTAATCCAACCATCGATCATATCTTTTCCCTATGTAATTATTTACTGCAGCACTTACCATAAGTCATAAAGTTTTTCTTATATTTGTGGTGTGTTTGAATAGGCTTTATGGCTTATAACGGGCGGTTTGTAGTGGTGTACAGGCCGCCTTTGTTTTATCTTCTGCTTTCTCCCTTTATCTCGACAACATTAAACATCTCATTCACCCTGTCGGCGATATAATCACCGTATTTGGGCGTAATATCTTCCGGAGACATGTTAGTGGTTACATGCGTCAAGCATTTGCACCTGAACTCATATCGAGTCTGAAAGACGAACTGCATCACGTTCATTTCCGTTCCGAAATACTTCGTTGGCCTTGGTTCTCGGCCAACTTCATCGAAAGCCCATGTTTCAGGTTTGCCATTGTTGTAGGCATACCGATCAATGCCATCAAGCCCCTTACGAGCGAATTGGTTAGACACCATGGAAGCGGATACAATCCCAAAACCTCCGGACGATTTCCACCCGATATCGTCTAGCTTTGAAAGGAAATCATAAGTACGCAGAATCTGAATAATCGTTGATTTCCCGGTACCCACAGGGCCGTACAGCCAAAGACCTTTAGCGGAATCAAAAACCTGACTTCGTCCGTTGGCATACAGGAATATTTCATTTATCAGGTTCCGGTTCATGTCGCTGACCGAGAAAGAGGGACATTCCTTCTGACAAGCCAACAGGAACTTATCCGTCTGATCTTGGCGTATCTTTTTCAGCTGCTCCGGAGTGTATTCCTCATGGGATGCTGATCGAGCGGACTTTAACAGGTTCCCCACTAGCTGTATCGGATCCTTTTTGATTTGTTTTTCCATCTTTTTTGTTTTTAAGTTCAATATCCAGCCATCGAGCAAAGTGGCTCATAGCGTCTTTGGGCGCTTTTTTAGTCTCGCCCTCATTAGCAAGCTTACGGAAGAAGCTCTGCAAGTACTGGTCAAAATCAGCCGGCATAAAAGTTTTATCTCGTATCCGAATGTTCATGCAAAAGGTTTCTTTCCAGCTTTGATTTGCTCTTAGCTCATCGAAACATTCCTCTAGCGATTTTTCAAATACATTCTCATCAGGAAATAACTCTCCAATGCCATGACCCTCTCGCGCACGCGTGGGAGAGAGAGTCTTCTTGTCTTTAGTCTTATTAATGTTTAAGGTTTTACTTAAGTTGTTACTTAAAGTTTTACTAAAGGGATTACTTAAGGTTTTACTTAAATCATTTAAGTAATAAGTGGGCGATTTGGCATTACGTTTTCCCTTTTCAAAGAACAATAAACCTTTCTGCTGTAATCGATTCCTGCAATCAATCATAGTCGGTTCTGAGACACCGATTGAGAGGATGATTTTACGGTTGGCACATTCAAACGGATTCTCCCAACCCCGAATATTGCACTCCTGTAAAAGGAAAAAGTACAAATATGCTTCGTTCGAGGAAAATTCTACACTCTGAGATGTTTTCCAAAATTGGTTCATGTAATCTATATAGGTCATCGTATATTATGCTGTCATTTTCTGACGAATGAGATTTATGTTCTTTTTTACTAACCCAACTATCCGGTCATGGTATTCCGTACTCTTATTGCAAACGCCACGGGACTGGACCACATCCAGAGTTTTTAGATTGACCTCTACTGTCTCTATACGCTTGTCACCAATACGAGCGGAAAGGATAAGAGCCTCTTCCTTGGTGTAATATTGGGCACCGAATACACAATGGCGCATTGTAGCTCCCTCTTCTAAGAACTCTTGCACACTATGTAATACTGCAATTTTTATCAATCCATCAGTAAATTCAAGGTCTAAAAATTTAGCCTTCATTTTGCGATATTGATCCTCATATTTTGCAGCATCTTTTCGGTTCTCTTCTATTTGTCTCAAAGCTTTAATATCCTGAACCTTTTTAAGGGCCTTATCGTGTGCAGTTCTTAGATCACTAGGGCAGGCGTATTTAGCATTACGTACATCCTTACCTAGATTAGTAAGCATTAGGATATAGTCAATCCACATTGAAGCATCTTTCACAATGTAGTTGTTGCGAAGACAGATTCTCACTGATGGCCAGCAGTTAATATCTCCATGATTACGTAAGTACTTTAATAGCGAGTATTGTCTAGACTTGATTAAAGTTTCAGCCTTGCTATTTGAAAGTAACATTTTAAACAAGCTTAATGGAGAAATACCATGGAAGCGTCCTTTGAATCCATTCCTCGTCAAGCTAGGAATATATCGGCGTACTGGATATATGTATTGCGCAAAGATGTCATACTTCATTCTATTCGCAGATCGTGTCCTGATTTCCAATGGTGATCCCCAATCCCATAAATCAATGTACATGAAGCTCATTTTTGTAGAACGGTACATAAGTGTTTCTTTCCCTTCCGATGTAATCCAATTCTGTACAGCCTCGTTAACCTCATAATTAGCTGGATAGCCAACTCTGCATGTCTTACGAGCAACAAAATGCCGGAGTACTTGGAAGCCTTTAAAACAGGTAATAATAGTATAATACTCGTTTATATCACTCTTTCGTTTAAGCCCGCTTTCTATTTTAAGTTGTTTTCCACAGTGGGGACAAACAATGCCTGTCAATTGCAATAATAGCGACCCCCCAAATGGTTCCCATGTATGACCGCATTCAGTACACCAAACAGATTTTTTGCGGAGGTATCCTTCCTTTTCAAAGCAATGCTCAATCGCCCATTTTCTTTGTTTATCTGTAAGCGCAGGTAGCTTAGTACTCAACTCGGCTACCTGTTTCTGTAACTTAGTTTTCGGTTTCATAATCAGAATAAACTTGTTTGTTGCACACTATTATCTTCTTTCTTCTTAGCCGGCTTCTTCTTGAGAGAAGAATATTGTTCATCCTGCAGCTTCTTGATTGCAGCTTCGCGAGCTGCCTTCTTCTCTTCTTCCGTTAGCTCTATGGAGTGATTCACCACTACATTACAGTTGATAGGCTTAACATCCTTGATGCTGTCCTCGTCATAGTAATGAACGGCCATGCCGAATATTTCATCATCATTGAACCCATTACAGCCGCTTTTCTGTACCTGCTGCAGAATGAAGTTGCAGCATTCGTCAACGCTCTTGTTTTCCTTAGCATAGGAAACGGCAAACAGTTCATCTTCCTTTGCTCTTTGTTCCAAGTATTCTCGGATTGTCTTTTTAAATGCGTCACTTGTTTTCATATACTTTCCTCCGCATATTAATTATTGATGACTAATGGCATGATTAGATAGGTGAGATCATTTTTATCAGTACGATTAATGATAGTAGCCTTTGTCGGATGTTTCATGCTCATTATCACCTCATCGGATGGAATATTGGATAATAGATCAATTAGAATAGAACTCTTAAACCCGATTTCGATAGGAGATCCTGAATAGGAGACAGATACTTTTTCTTCTGCTGACGTGGAAAAATCGATATCACGTCCGGTGATAGTTACAACATTGTCTTTATCGAATTTCAGAACAATGAGAGAAGTGCATAAGCTGCTAAAAACAGATACCCTCTTTAAAGCTGAAATCATTTCGTTTTTTTCAAACCGGGCTATCTTATCATTGTCCGAAGGGATGACGGCACGGTAATTAGGAAAACGTCCTTCTACCAACCGGCAAATCATAGTATAACCTCCAAACTCAATATTTACACTACCGGATCCTACAGTTATGATAACCGAGCTCGCGGTCGCTGGTATTATCTTAGATAGAATCTTAGACATACGGGCATGCAAGATAAAGGATGAACGTTCTTTTGAATCGTACGCTGAATCAATCATTCCCAGACTGTGGCCATCAGTCGCTACATAAGTGATTCTATCAGAAGTTTTTTCGATGAACACTCCATTCATGATAGGGCGCAACTCATCATTCGCACAACAGATTTGCACCTGACGTATTCCATTTAAAAAGCTTTCTGCGTCAAGAGAGAAACAAGGTTCGGGATTCTTAACTTCCATTGTCGGATATTCATCTGCTTTTTTTCCGACCAGTTCAAAGCGTCCATTCGAATAATGTACGCTGATGGCGTAATTTGTTTCCATGGCAACGATCTCGATTGAAATTGGTTGTTCCGGAATCTCCCTAAGGCCTTCCAAGATCGTTTTTGCATCAATCAACATGGATAGACACGCACAGTCAGTTTCACATTCAATGTTTGTAGATAATCGGCCGCCTTCTTCTCCGGCAGTAACTTTAAGAATTCCGTCTTCGTCAACGACGAACATAAAATTATCATAAGCTGGAAGAAAATTTTTGGAATTGATAATTTTACCAATTGCGGATAGCTTAGTGAAAAGCTCTGATTTTGATACTGTAATTTTCATGACTTTGATTTTAAAATAGTTCTAATTGCAATTCGTTTGATTTATTTCTAGCCCGGCTTCTTGTAGTTGGTACCGGTATTGCTATCTGAGGAGTAGACACAACGATTTCTGCCGGAACTGCTTTAGGCGGTTCAGCATTATTCTGCGCAAATGAGTTAATGTGGAGTTTCCAAAGAGTAGATTTCTCTTTGTCAGTAATATGTTCATAGATAGGGAGGGGGCAAGGAAGGCCAACGATATGCTTATACCCAACTCTCCAAGAATAGTTATATTCCATTCTTAACGAGTCCATACAAGCTATCTCTCCTTGTAGGGAATTAGAAAGAAGATTGAGAACGGCCATCTTGCAGCAAGTCTGATCAATATCGCAACCGTATAAACGAAATTCTCTATTCTTTTTGGCGGCAGATAGAAGTAGCCGGCCACTGCCACACGCAGGATCCAAAATATTTCCTTTGGCCTTTGAATCTTGGATAATCATATCGGCTGTCATATCACAAATTTCTTCCGGAGTGAAATACTGACCGTTATTTCCATGACTAACCAAATCCATGAAGAGATCGCCAAGCGCATCATGCATTCCTACGCCATCATTATCTGCGGCAATGGAATAAAGAGTGAATAGTTCTTGAAACATGGCGTATCTATCGCCATACTTTTTTTCGAGGTTTGAGAAACCTTTCTCTTTCTCCCACCATTTGAACATAAGAAGGGCGTAGTTTATGAAATCAAGAAAGACCTCGGAGGAGCTATATTGATACGCCATCTTTTCAAACATACCGGAGAACTCCTTGTATGCTTGCTTGGAGCTCAGGTTTTCAAGCCTTTGCTGCTCATTTACTTTTTTTAAATATTGTAGTGCCAT